AAATTAGCAGTCTGATTATATGCGAATTTAACACCAAGAACGCTAACCAATCTATCTAAATGACGATTCATCTTAAAGCACTCGCCAATAAGTTCTGTAACAGCGTTAATCGTATTTTGTGTCACTAACATATCTTTCACCTTCTTACTGGTCACGGTTCATTTCGCCAGAATCAGATAAATCACCATCATCTTTAGTTGGCCGACCGCCCGTGTCTCCACGAGCCGTTGTGTTTGTGTTCAACATAAGCTGGCTATACTTATCAAGCCACCCGCTGTTCTTACTTACCATTAGGCTCTTCTCAAATACAACGGGGTTCATGCCAATCAAAGACGCATAAACAGAACTATCGAATACAAGACCTTTATCAGCTAATTTCATCACATTATCAAATCTCTGTTGGCGCTCACTACGATAAGTAGACCCATTAAACACAAACTGCCACTTAAACTTCTTAGTAAGTTGATTACCAAAGAAATTCATAAACTTGCTAAATTGGTCATATAGAGGGCGCATAGTTTGATAAGTTTCATTCTGCCCAGCTTCAATCTCAGCATTAGACATTCTATCAGAACTATAAATAACCCGGCTTACATTGCTGCCAACACCAGCAGTAGAGCTTACCTGAGTAGTGTACATTGAAGGATTACTATCGTTGTACTGATAGAAATTATTGTCCTTGGTAGGCATAGCCGCAACCTTAATTGTGTTGCCAAGACCTTGTTTTACCTTAGACATGAAAGCACCCAAAGTCTTGGGGTCTATTGAAAATTGGTTTTTCTGTGTGCCAGACTTAGCATTATCGAACAACTGAATAGCACCAGCCAAAATACCATAAGCGGCATTTATGTCTTTATCCAACTGTAACTGTTGAACTTCGTCATCGGTAATAGCGTTTTTCAACAGAGGAGCAAGATAAGGTGTGGTGTTAAAGTTGCTAAGATTCATTTTGAAACAGAAAGCGCCATCATTAGGGCTTGTCTGCGTCCACATAGCATAAGTACCAACACGGTCTGCAAATGGATTAGTAGGGCGATAATCTTTAAAAGACTCATTTTCACTAAATACACGCTTATAATATTTCTTAAAGGCAGGGTCAAAGCTATCAATGTCAACGCCCGGATTCAAAAAATACTGCATATTAAAGTCAAACAATGGCCCGACATCACTCATTGCAGTCATCATACAATAATCTTGTGGTAACATTTGCAACGCATACCGCATCTGACCTTTATTGCCCCACTTGGTTTTACGCCACCAGCAATAATATACTTCATGCAACAAAACCTGTTCAACTACTTTTCTAAACTCGCCCTTATAGTCAAACTTTAGCAGAAAGTCATCAATTCGCCGTTTATCATCCTTATATGCCTTTGTATCGTAATCAGATTCATCAGCATTGATACAAACACACTGTAGGTCAAAGGCCAAAGCATTGGCATAGTTTTTGACGGTTTTCGCAAAAACCATATCAAAAACATTCATGTATTCCATATAACTCTGAATGTTTTCTGCGTTATTGCGATAATCAGACAATGCTTGCCTAACAGCCTTAGATGTTGCTTCTCTTGCATCATTATTAAGGTCTTGCAGAATAGCATTACTCAGCCAAGGCGACCATACATTATACATCTCACCATAAGCCAGCCCAGCCGCAAAATCAATAACATCTTGAACCTGAGATTTAGTTAATTTTTCAGGCATTTGTCACACTCCTTTCTTTTAGATTAAAAGACAAGTTGAATATCATCTATATCCAAGTCATCTTCTTGCATAGATTGATTGTATTTGTTTTCAAGTTTACTGGCAATATAATTGCCATAAGATAAACAAACAGCACGGTCTTTAGTTCCCATTCGGGGTTCTTTCAACTTCACCCGGCCATCCTTAAACTCGGCGCTCAAATTAACAGCCTCTTGTATCATCAAGTCAACTTGACCATATGGAGCGAGCTCTTTTGCCAAATCCTCACTTGACAACTCAAAAAACCGACCATTGTCCTCAAGCACTTCTTGTCTATTCTGAGTAGGTATCAAAAACTTAATATTATTACTCTCAAGTTGTTTCTTCAACTCAACCCACATAATAGCGTTGAGTTCACTTGTGCCAACAACAGGAATAATGCAAGACAAGGCGTTTTTATCAACTGTGCGCCCCACTAAGTCATCTATCTTATTACTTGGAACAACGTGTAAATCTTTGTCATTTACAACAGTAAAACCACAAGAGTTCCACATATTACCACGTTCAGGATGTTCCCATTGCATAGTCATGCGGTTATAGAGGACTTCGCCACCACTACGAAGGTCTGGTACATAATAATCAGCCTGATAATCCCAAAACAGTTCTCTTGCTCGGTCAGCAGCACCCAAACTATCACTGGCTGGATGTCCCTCAATATAATCTACATGACGCTCGAATCGGTTGCCTTTCCAATGTAAGGACATCAACATAATAATAGTATTATCGTTTGCTTCACGAGAGGTTGTGTTAGCAAAAGCGTAGTCTGTGATTACCAAACGCAACTCATTATCTTTCTTAGGAGCATTACCCAAGTCTTTCATTGTATATATGTCTATACTGGTAGGCGGTATAAACGCCTGTTCAAGTGTTTGATTTTCTTTAAAATTCTGAATCTTAAAGAAAGCGTCCTCAGCTTCACCTATCATCTCGTTCAAGTCCTCCATGCGATAATCCATATCGCTTGACATTTTTCTTGAACGGCGCAAATCGCCCCACGTTTTTAGACCATTCGCAATAGACAAGAATATATCACCAGCAAAAACATTATATTGCGTCTTTTTATCATTATAATAACCTGTCACGCAATCTTTGAATGTCCTCCAAAACCACTCAAACCGATAACGAGCGGATGTGATATAAATAGATTGACATTCTTCAGTCCATCGTTTATTATTAAAATACTCAGGGTTCTCAATGATATACTTTGCTTGTCTTGGATGCGCCATCTTTTCAAATACTGAGTCAATAATACCTTTCTTCAACAAACGGCACTCTTCATAAACCAACAAAGTAGCTCTGCGGCCACGAGAACCCTCATTAGCCGGTAGAACCTCAAGTGTAGAACCGTTTAGGGCACAAGTTATCTTATAACCATCATCACTCTTGGTAATGACCAGATATTCTTTCTCGTACAAGAACAATAGGTAGGGTGATAACTTTTTAATCAGTTCATCCCTTATCTTTTTCTCCACAATGACGTTAGCCTGAGCAATGGTTGATGCAGTGATAATGACCTCAGAGTATGGGTAAAGTAACATCTTTACTATTGCAGCAAGACCAACCATAAAGGTCTTTGACAAACCACGGCTACAAATAGCAAAGAACACAGCACTAACACCCATCAGATATATCATCAAAGCCTGAAACGGCTTTAATTTAATCTGCAATACCAAGTCTACAAAAATATGCCAGTTCCGGCGAAACAGAGTAACCCAGTTAATAATGTTATCTTCTTTTTCTTGAGATGTAAGTTTATGAGATGAACGTAATTGAGTAGTTATGAGATTGTTTTCCATGAACTGTCTACGCAGCCCACCCATTCGACTACGCATTATTCTTCACCTTTTTGAATCTCAGGATAATCACGAGTCCCAGCCAACAAATTCCTCATACATCTCATAATCTCGGCCCACTTAATACCAAAACCACTAAAATCCTTATATTTTTCTAAATCTTCACATTCACATGGCTTAGTATTTTCAACCATCCAGCACATACGTTCAATATGCTTTTCAACTTCACTCTGTTTATTGTCTTGAAATTTGTCAAGTTTGAGCAAAGCCATATTCTTACGCAAACTTTCTTCGGCTTTGGTTATCTCACCAATATCGCCGTTTTCATCGGCCTTACGTTTGCGCAACTCAGCTTTGCATAAATCTCTGTATCTTAACTCAAGGGCGGTGTCCATATTGGGCAAATCTTGTGTATACATATCAAAGAAAGCGTTTAACAGTTCATAATCCTCGACCTCAAACTTGCCCCAAAGACGTTCCATCTCAGTCAAGTCCAAAGGCGGTTTATCCTCTACTTTTTCTCTTTCTACACCAGTATCCACAAAGTCACTCAACTTCATATCACTCTGCCAAAAACCTTCTATAACAAAGCCCAGTTCCTTGAGTGTATTGTGATAAGCCATAAACAAAGTAGAACCATTAGCCGCTCCACTTTTGCGGCTAACAGCCATATCATAATATTCTCTAATAACAGGATACCCCATCTCAGCACACAAACACCATAATGCCCCGCCCTCAGATTTTAGTTCTTCCTGATATTGCTTAAATCTACTGTTAAGACAAGCACGGCAAAGTGGTAAATATATGTTATGATGAGGGTTAAGGCTTTGAATAAAGGCCGTCTTTTCTTTTGGCTTCATACAGCCTACACACCATGTTTGTGTAGTCCTATTAAACTCTGCCATGTTTCCCCTTTCTCTGCATAGGAAAAGAGTGGGCCAAGTTGTCTCCCTTAGCCCACACACCCCATGAAGAATATCCGATAATTCCTTATATTCAGTTTTGCTAGCAGTTTGGCTTTAGACCACTTACCAGAGATACAGGGCATAGCCCTTAGAATCACCTCCTCTCATACTTTAGTCAGATATTTTCTGACAGTTGGACGCAAGGTTGTGACCCCCTCTCATTTGAGAATTTAGTTAATGTCTCACCTTTCGGCTGACAATTTCAGTTTAGGGCCTCAAGTCCGTAGAACATTGAAGTAAACCCATATATTCAAACTTGCCCCTGCCCGTCACAAGCCCCACAAGCATCTGTAACGTAATCAACTTCAACAGTGGCAAATGTTGAATCAAATTAGAGTTCGACCCCGCCATGGTACGCATCGTTGAGAGGCGCAGCGAGGTCTGTATCATCAAAGATAATAATTGCGACTCCAAGTCTTGCCATTATCTTCCTCATACAGAGCAATATAGCAACTTGGCCGTGCGGATGCTCTAATTTGTTTAGCATAGCTGTCTGTACCCACAATAGACCCAACACGAGTCAACTGTCTATCACCAAGTTCAGTAATACCCACAGTTTTACTTTCGCCTCTATGCAAGTGGCCAGCTACAATCTCATCGACATCAATGTTGTATAGATTACTAAAATAATCCATTGTGGTCTTGAGGTCTTTATCCTCACCATGTTGGAACATCACATTAACGCCCTGAATGTTCTTGATAGCAACATCTTGGTAGTCATCAACTGTAATCCAGTCTAAATCTTGCAGACGTAGTTTGATAAACTCAACTACAATCTTGGTTAGGTTTTCGCCCTCAAACATAGGACGAGAGGTAAGGCTTCTTACAGTATCGTGATTGCCCCCAATAATAACCACATTTACTTTTTTCTCAAGGCGAATAGATAACTGATAAATCCATTCGCTTAGAGACTCAGCCAAACGAATAACCGTATCAGTCACAGGCTCACGAAGTTTAGTCAGACTTGATTCTCTAAGAATGCCCTCGACCAAATCACCACAAATAGCCACAGTTAAATCATCAAACACAATATCATCAGCCTCAATCTTGTCGATGATAGACCAAAGCCGTGCACACATGATGTCATAGCTGTACTCGTTTACAATTTCGTTGTAAATTCCTTTTACTGTAAACGTAGACCCAGCATGAAGGTCAGATATTGCAAGTAGGGCCGTTCTATGTTTATCACAAGGCTCTACACTCAACCGTGGACGAACACCCTTAATCGGCTCTAAACGCTCAATCGCCTTAATAATCTGTTCATTAAACAGGTCATTTCTGGCCTCAGCACGTTGGATAGCATTATACTCAAGGTTGGCCGTTTGAATCTTAATTCTCTCGGCCTTGAGCTGTTCCAACATATCTTGCATCTCGCCTTCAGCCTCAGTATCTCCCATATCCTCAAGATGTTTCAAAAAGATACTAAAGACCTTTGCCGACCTTCTGATATACTCGTCTGAAAACACGTCTCTGTAATCTGAGCCAAGCACTTTCTCGGCCCAATCTTGATAGCTAATGACTCTATCCTCAAGCTCTTGAGTCGCTATCTGCGCTTTGCTCAATAATGTCATATCTTATTATCCCTTTTCTTCTTTTTCAGCATATCTCCACTTGTACCCGCCAGCCGTCTTTTGCTTTCTAAATGGGCTGCAACAATTAGAGATATAAATTTTATCAATTCCTGTTGCGTTACCAGCAGCAGTCATAGACTCAAACACAGCAATAGTATTGCCTTCCATATCCATTTGGACTACGGCACGAGCATTAGTTGACTGGCCAGCCGTTCTTTCGTTAGTCTTAGCCTTATCTTCTCTCTTTTTCTCAAGCAACTTTTGAAACTCTTTCTTTGCTGATTCTCGTCTTTGTTCAATCATTTCATCAACACAGGCACTTGCCGCCAAACTATCGGCCCTAATCTGTCTTGTATAATCACGCTCAGTTAAAGCCCCTTTTTTAAGCCTCTTACGATATTGTTTAGTCACGCCTTGCATATTCACATCATTGATAAAATCATCTTCGGGCGTAAATATCGGCACAATCCGACCCGGCACAAGGTATGTTACTTCTTTGCCATTCGGCATCCGCTGTTTCATGTAATGACTTTCTTCCTCTTTTATCGTAAAAGTCCCTATCCCCGGCACTCTACAACACCCGTTATAAAATACCTCACGAATAATGACCTCTTGAAAAGCAGACCACCATTCAGCAGCAGTATAGATAGATGTACTATCTTTCCAGCGGCAGGCTTGTTTGAAAAACTCTTTATTAGTGGTCATCATGCCATGAAAATTATTCACTTGTGCCATCGTCTACATCCTCATCATCAATTTCATCATCTTCGTCATAATTGACCAAACTTGTATTTGCCGGATTTTCTTCGCCTACATCAAACAATGTGGCCTCTTTTTGCTTTTCAGCCCATCTGCTACTTAATCTTAACACCGTTTTTTGAAAGCCCGGAACATCTTTAGGTTCAGTGTAACATTTCTCTTGTGGATTCCATCTCCGCACATCAGCACGAGGAGCAACCTGTTTCCAACTAAGATGCCCAATACCCGGAATAGGAACTTCAACCTGTCCCAAAAGCCCCTCTTGAATAATCTCACCATAAATATCAAGAACAGACTTAATTATATCTGCTTGAAGTCCTGTCCTAAGAAAAATTTGATAGGCCACCTCTTTTTGGGTTAGCCTTGGTTTTTTTGAGCTATAACCAGCCATATTTTACTCCTTTTCCCTAATATTCTATCACTTTATACCACACTAAAATCGCCAAACCCTTGCGCCCCAACGGTTTCAGAGGTTGCAACCGCCAAACTTTTCCGCTCTCTGGTTTTTTGACGGTTGCCCTCTACATAACACTCATCGGAACAATAAACATCTTGATTGCCACGTTTTGGTTCAAATCTACGCCCACAGATGGGACACACCTTGCCACTAACATTGTTTTTAAGATTAGCAACAATGACATCTCCAAAGCAAGCCCACAGCATTTTCTTTGTGCCTGTCTTTTGGACAGTATACAGATAAGCCACAAGTGTATTCACCGCATAATCAAGTTCGGCACCTGTTTCCTCAATAATCTTATCTCGAATGTATTGATACATAAACAAGTCCTCTTGATTACTATGATTTTCATCTTCGGCCTTAAATAGACAATTCTGGTGAGTATTGTAATATTTATACCGCTCAACAATCTTACTACTCTCTTGAATGTCAAATCCAACATCTTGCTTCATTAACATCCGATAATCAAATCGGCCAATCGTCTTGCAATACCGAATGTTTCTGTCTGGGATAGACAAACTCAACCGATTCATGGCCGATTCATTTACTTGCTCGACCTGAGATGGTAGTTTATCTTTGGCGAACTGAAAGAAATATGGCACATTCGCCTTAGTATAAGATTTAATGATTTTATCAATTTCCTTGGGACGAGTTGGAATGTATAAAGTCTTAGCTGCATCAATAACAAAGTTGTTCTCCATACACAGCCAACGCACAACATTAACCTCTTGTTGCCCCACATGGCCATTATTCCAAATCTTAGTGATATTATTACTGATAGGACCTATATTACCAGTTGTGTATGCCTTGGTCATCCCATCATACAACGCCTGATTGCTTAACTCACCGCCTTTAGCCTTTTTCATCTCGTAATACAGAGGTACTATGTTCTGCATATTGCGTTTAGCAATCTTGGTCAAAGCTCTGTCTTTAATGACCAATGTTTTATCGCCATCAACGTCAAATTGAAGAATCCTTGAGATTGTATCATGGCAACTTGTGTACACACATTTGGTCATACCAAACCACTTATCCAACTCTTCATTCCGAACATTGTTTCTAATTGGCCATTCACGATACAAGTGAGGACTTCTCAAACAAGCTAACTCATCACCATCACGATAATCTCTACAATAGACTTGGCCATCTTCCAACAATCCTTTAGGGTCTCGTTCACCTAAAAACAACCATTCACAAAACGCATATAAATCAGGGCTGAGAAAAGTATAATGGCCATTAACTCTGAGCCGACCAGCTTTGGCCTGTTTAACTAAGCTCTTTTTAGTCTGCTTTAATACATCTCGTGAATACTGGTCTCTAAACAATTCAGGGTATATTGTTAAAGCCTCTTGAAAGCAACTCTTGTCTGTGTTATAATCTGTAGCTCCAAGCAATCTCATAGTTGTTTGATAGTCAGAACCAATTGTTTCAATTTCATCAACTGTTTGTTTGGTGAGCTTTGCTATCTCATCATCTGTCATATCAGTTAATGTCTGAAGCATCTGATAGTTGATTCGGGCCTTTGGAACATAATCTTCTTCGATATTGCAATAACAAGCCTCACAGCCAAAATGCTTAAACTTCTCTTTGTAACATTCCCAACTGTTATAATACTTGGCCATCTTAAACTGGCTCTTAGTAAAAATATACTTTATACCTTCGGCAATAATGTTATGTTCATTGCCGTAAATGTCACAGACAGTAGCCTCTCCCCCGCATTTTTCTTGAATAAACTTGTCAAACGGAAAATTAACCAACAACCCTTTCACCCAAGGCAATCTTACCATTCTAGTCTTTTCGCCCAGTACCATGCCGCAACCATCCGTATGGGGAATTGACACGCCCATTTCTTTGCGTTCAATCTGATAAGTAATATCGCTGATATAATCCACAAGGCTGGGGACAAGAGTTTCAAAGTCATCTACAACAATAGACTTGTCAATATCAAAATTTTCCCAAACGTCTGTTGCAGAATTGTTGAGGGCGAGATAAGCAAGGAATTTATTGGGGTTGATTCCTCCGCAATAGTTTATCTGGTCAGTGGTAAGACCACAGGTCAAGCGGCCAGCCACCTCATCATAAGCCGATTCTTTAACAAAAACACTTCTTTTTGTGCGTATCTGGCCAGCAGAGGCCGTTAAGAATATATATCTCTCGCCATTATACTCAAATCCGTCAAGCACCAGATTCTTAAACACCTGAAAAAAATAAACATTGACAACCATAATAGCGTCAGTCAGTTCATTTTGCTTTAACTTTAATGCACGAGTCAAGCTACTTTCAAACAATGAGATAACATTTTTTGTGTTTAAGACATCAGGATTAAGTTTTCTTGGCGTTCTATCTTCAGCTCTATCATCAAGAATTTTTGATAGCTCGGATTTTTTCTTAGACAATACCCTGTTGATAGCAGATTTTTTCCAAGCTAAATCTTTACTACCCCACTTATCCTTATCTTTGTATTTTTTTCTAAGTTGGTACAACCCCAACATCTGCTTGTGATAAGATTGCTCTATTGGCTCATAAAATGCGTCCGTTCCAATGGAAAATGCAAAAATTTGACGTGACAGGCTCATTCACTAATCCATCCAATCCATTCTTCTAAAGTCGGCTCATATATCTCATCCCAAACCTCTGGTTCAGTTTCTTGGCCTGTTTGGGTATATACTTCATAGCTCATCTCTCGCCACACCATAATCTCACCTACTCTCCTTGACGATTTTTCTAACTTGATTATACCATGTTTTGTGCAATTTGTCAAGTATTATTTTGTTCACAATTTGTTAACTTGACAAATAGAGTGTTTTGTGTTATAATAAAAATAGAATATATAAATATATATTATTATAATTTACATAATTTAATCTATGTATTCACATATAAGAGTATTCACATATATTCTAACATATATACTTTATATTGTCAAGTATATATAGAGTTTTGATTTTAATATATTAGACTGCGTAAGCAGGATAATATATTAAAAGAAAAACTCAAGTAAAAAGAAAAGGGGAAAGAGAAAAATGCACACTTTTTATTTCGCCGATAAAAGCGAGGACAGAAAAATATTTTATCATACATCTGGTATTTATGCCCTGTGTTTTGAAAAAGAAATAATCTACATTGGACAAAGCCATGAAATTGGGAAAAGAATAGCCAGTCACATGAGTAAAACAAAATTAGAGCGAACTATACAGCTTCAAGAAAGAACAAAAACCAGTGAGCATCCCGTAAATTATCAATATGCAATAGCTTTATACACTTTTATCCAGAAAAACAGAGACAATATCAAATTTTTTGTTTTGGAAGAATGCCCACGAGATTTATTGAACAAAAAAGAAGAACAATTTATCATTCAATATCAGCCAAAATTTAATTATGCTGGTGTTAAAAAACCATTTATTCCTTATATGAAGAATAAAAAATCTTAATCTACTTGACATTTTCTCGCCTTTGTGCTATACTTATCTCGAGAGGTGAAAATATGGCCAGAACAAAACAACTAAACCTTGTTGTCCGATTTGGTGGAACGCCTTATGTAATCAATGACCTTGGGTTTGGTAAGTCCCCTCGTTTTGAACTTTACAACGAAACAACCAAGACTGTTGAAGCCAAAACAAACAATCCAAGAGACTTTGACAATATCGTGTGGAAGGAAGATATGGATGTTGAATTTTCTGAAGCGCCTAAAGGCAGAAAAGGCCGAAGAAGAAAAGAAACTTGAAGAACTTAAACAGGAACAACTCGCCCTTAAAAACAGCATTGATGAGTTAACCATTCAAAACGCCAAGCTCAAACAAGAAAACCAGTCTTTTCAGTTCACCGCTACTGGATTTAATACTCTTGAAGAAATTGGCTATGAGCGTTATGTGTCTACCACACCAGACGATATTCTTGAGGGTAAGATTTATTGGGCTGAAAACAAAATGGTAAGAATGGCTGGTGAGGGCACTATCATCCAGTACAACAGAATTTATCGTATTGATGGGTCTGAGGCCAAAGGCAAAAAATTTCAAGAAGCGTTTGGTAAAAATCTGCTTATTGGGTTCAATACCTATGTCCAGACTAAAACCAAATCAATCACAGATAGAAATTATTATAATACCTATGATTTAATTAAAAAGTCTTTCGACAAATACAATAGACAAGGCGAAATGTTGGGTATTAGTCTAAACCCATATTATCTTAATCTTCGCCTTAAAATCCTACAATACACACTTGAGTTAAAGATTAAAAAGGTCAAAGAAAAAGCCCAACTTCGTGAAGAACGTAAGCGGATGCGAGAACAAGAAAAGTTACTGGAAGAAATCGCTAAAGAGCAAGAGCAACTTGACAAAGAACGTAAGTCTATGGATATTGCCTTTAACAAGGCTCTAACCGATGAAGAACGTGAACTAATCAAAGCCCAAATGAATGATATTGATAAGCGTATGGATAACTTGAAATATCGCCGTGAACATAATAATGCTGGTTGGGTGTATGTGATTAGTTCGCCCAGTTTGCCCGGAATGACGAAGATAGGGTGTACTCGCCGCCTTAATCCCACGATTCGTGTGAAGGAGCTTAGTTCAAGTTCTTTGCCCTACGCCTTTAGAACACATGGTTTTGTGTTTAGTGATAATTGTTTTGAGCTTGAAACACAGATGCACCATTATTTCGATGACAAGCGTGTGGCTCCTGATAGAGAGTTCTTTTACATCTCGCCCCAAGAAGCCATTAGCGTGCTAAAGAATAAATTCAATCAAGAAGTCCATTTTGAGGATATTGAGAATAACCATGAACAAGACTCAGATTGCTGAACTAATCCAGCGCCGTAGACTACAACTACTTGTGCACAGTTGTATTTACTACGCATACAATGAAAATCTTGTAACAGATGACACATGGGCTAAATGGGCTTTAGAACTTGAAGAACTGCAAACACAGTATCCAGATATTGCTAACAAGGTTAGATGGGGTGAAGATTTTAAGGGCTTCGACCACAGCACAGGTTATAATCTACCCTTTGATGAAAATGGTATAAGGTCAAAAGCAATTCAGTTACTAAGATATTCTGAAAAACGAAAAGATAAGGAGAATTAATATGACACACGAAAATTTTAAGAAACTACTTGAGGAGCTTGATGGTAACGCCTCTGATACCTTGGTCGAAAAGAACGCCCGTTATTCCAGTTCTGAGGATGCTTTGCATAATTTTAAGTCTGGTGCAGAAATCATGGGAGGAACACCGGCACAAGCCTGTTGGGGATATTTGACTAAGCACCTCACCGCCCTTAGAGACATGATTCAGCGTAACGATTTTAGTAACCGTGATGACTTCCTTGAGAAAGTCCAAGATTCTATGAATTATTTGCGGTTTATTTGGGCCTTGGGTAATGAATCCAGAGAAAAATATACTTCTAATGATTGTAAGGCAAAGGATTAAAATTTTTCTTGACAACTAACCTTAATCATGTTATAGTATCCTCAAAGGAGCGATATTATGACACAGTTTCACAACACAAAAATTATTAGATACTTGAACATGGCCAAAGAGGCCAGTAAGCAGTCTAATTTTAAGCAGCATCATCTTGGAGCGGTTGCTATTTACAAAGGCAGCTTGTTGGCTACTGGCCACAACAGCACAAAAACCAACCCTCGACAGAAAGAACTTAACCGTGAACGTGGTTGGGATGTTGAAGCCAGTGACGCTCATAATACTGTTCATGCTGAGATGGCTTGTTTGAGTAAGATTAGATACCTTGACATTGACTTTAACAAGGTTAAACTCTATGTGTATCGTGAACACAAGAGTGGGGTTAAAGCCCTTGCAAGGCCATGCCCAGCTTGTCAAAAGATGATTAAGGATATGGGGATTAAAGAAGTCTGGTACACAACAGAGAATGGCTTTGGATACGAATGGATGGAGGATTGAGTATGAAGTGGAAAGATTGGTTGCCGTTTATTTTTTATTGTTTAGTTATTGTTGTGGGTATTGTATTTGCTATTTTTTATATTAAAAACATTGTAACTACGGATATTCCGATTTGGTTGAAATTCTTTTTATTGAGAGGTAAGTAAAATGGCCGAATACTTGGACGAAATTTCTACTGCTAAGACAGTATCACTTCATGACATTTACAGAGTTATTGCAGGACATAGCTATTATCATGGTGACCGTATCCTTGCAGCATTGACGTGTATCGCAGAAGGAAAAGAAGTGAATCCTGTACGGCCTTCCGACGTGGCCCCGGTGGTGCATAGCTACTGGGAGCACAAAATTACAGATGACGGAGAAAATATTGGTATTTGTCATAACTGCAAATATCCTGTTAGCTGGTTTTGGGGACAAGCAAAATACTGCCCCAATTGCGGGGCAAAGATGGACGGAGGTGCTGACCATGAATCTTGAATGGAACGTCTGGTACGATGAGCTTAACACAAATAAAATTAGGCCATTTAACATTTTCAAACATTATAGCTTTAACAAAGCCGTGACAGATATTTTTTCCAAATGCTACTTACACATGGATGAGTTTGAAGAAATGATAGACAAAGAGGCCATGTATTATTTTTGGTGTAAGGCTGAATACGAGGTTATGATTGGTGGTTTGTTTGAGAGAGGGCAAAAGACAAAGATTGATATTTATAGTCAGTTAAAGTTGAATTGGGATAGGTTTATTGATTATTTGTGGAATGAATACACCAAAAATTAAACAGAAAGAGGACTGAGAAATCAGCCCTCTTTTTTTAGTTCTTCTGCTGTTGCGAAAACGGCCTTATGATATTTAATCAATTCCCCTACCAGTTGTTCATTCATATCTTTTGGGATAGAATTAAATCGCCTACTTTTCAGATACCTGTTGACTTGCATTTCATTGAACTCAGGGGCGAGGAATTTTACTATTCGATTAAGTTCTGAAGCCCTTGTGATGACAAAAGCTCTGGCGTATCTGTCATAGCCTAACGTCTTGATATAATTAACTAAAGCCCTGTAATAGCCTTGTTGAATAATTTTGCTCTTGTTATACAACTCACCAACATTCTTACATCCAACTTTGTTTAAGTATTCAATACCGACCTGTAAGAACTGAGCCTCTTGTTCATCTGTTGCAAGCTCAGGTTTACTGGACACTGTATTGCCATTTGGAAGTTTGATATGTTTATAGAATACATGGGTTTCTTTAATGCTGATTAGTCGCCTATCACTTAGCTTTCTTAATGCGGCCTTAATCGCATATTCGTCATGGCTATCGGCATTATCAAACCAAATCTTCTTTAACGCCTCAGTAAGTTCAGCAGTATACTTATGAGATACTTTAATATTCAATTCTTTTTGGTAATACTTAACAGGAAAGTAATTGGGGTTGACCATCATTAGATGTTCTCGGATGTCACGGTAAGTATAGACAGTTGTGCTGGCCTCGCTTTCGGACAGAAATTGAAGCAAGGTGGCCTGAAGAAAGTTAGCATAGTTTTTTCTATCTTTAATAGTTTGAGATTCTTCTTTGGTTAGCTGGCCATGAATGATATATTTGCCTCGGCCAATCTTTTCTATGTTATATTCTTCTTGTAATTTCTCAATATGAACTTTTCTATTATGACCCCCTTTCTGTTCTTGCTCGTTTAATTCTTGACATAGTTCTGAATAGGTTAATTCTTTTTCTTTACTCATGTGAAAGCCCCTTTCTTATCTTATACCATTGGTATCAAAAATGAGAAGTGCAGCATAACGCTCTGCGTTTGCGTCCCGCCCCCTATCTCAAATGGTATAAAAATTTCCTTAATAATTACTAAGGAAAAAGTTATACCATTTCAGTTTTATATCAGCTCTCCCACTTCTACCATATTATCACATATCACCACTATTGTCAATATATATAAATATAAGTTAATAGATTGTTAATAATTAGATGGGTTGGGGGAGTGCAGGAGTGAATGGTTTGATGGGAGATGAGGAGAGGTTGGGTCTGGTGGTGGGTGGTTTAATGGTTGGCTTAGGCGGTTGTGTTGTGTGGGTACTACTAAGCGTTTTGCTTTTACGCTTTAAAGCATCATCCATAATCCACCCCGGCGGTGGGTTAACATAATATCCCGCTGATAACAATAGTTATCCGCTGAAATAATCGAAAATAGAACGGATACTAGAACGCGTTCTAGTTTTGATTCGGCTTCTGGTCATACCTGAAAAATTAAGCTATGAGAGGCTCTAGACGCCTTATTAGGCGCAAACGTTGCGTTTGTATTACAATACCATATAGTACCCATATATTAACCACATACTACACCCATAGTATATACATACATACTATATAGTACATTCATACACACCACATAGTAACCATGATAACATCATACAACCCATAACCACCTAACACAATACTAAACACTACACTATACACCATACATCACTATACCATATAGTTATCAAAACAATATCAGCCAATATTATAAACTATATCTATATATCATTCTAACAACCACACAATCTATCAATCATTACTATATCATATAGTATTGAAAACCATATCGCATCTGCACCAGAACAATAATCATTATCATATATCATAGTTCTTATTATTATATTATATAATCTTAATATCTATCTAATATAGTTTTTAAAACTATATTGAATGATATATTAGGCCAAAATCCCTATATTCATTTATTCATGGATATTTATTGAATATTCATATCAATATTGGCCGTAAATATGAATATCTGAACTTTTTAAGTGAATAAAGCCTATAAACCTAATTAAATCTATGAATATCATAACGTTATAAATATACAAAATCGACTTAAAGCGTCTGCCATATAGTTATAGCCCCATGCCTAAAAACAAAACGTAACCGTTTACCTTGCGTTATAAAGGCGTTCTTGTGTGGTGGACATTTGTAAGCGTTTTGTGTTTAGTTTATATATTATATGTATATATAAGGATATAGACAAAACCACCAAAAACTTTTTAATATTTTAGTTATTTTGCCTATTGCAATCTATGCCGATATGAATATAATAATAATCACAAGGCAACCACAATGAAAGAGTATCGGAGGTTAAAAATGAACTGGACAACATTCTTTATTATTGTAGGCGTTGCTACTGTTAGTTATTATGCCTGTAAGTTTTTGTTTTGGCTGGATAAATAAGGAGGAAAGAAAAATGAAAATCTATGAACTGTCCGCACGTTATGACACACGCAAGAGCTTTTACGGTAAGGCCCATGTTATCGACTATGAAAACGGAATTCTTGAGCTACAAAGCTATGATACTATTGTTTCTCGTTGTGTTAATGGAAAAGTTGAAGAGTTGGGCAAGTGGGGCCAGACCACGACACGCCATCAAAAAGAATTTAGAAAACAGTTTGAATATTAAGGAGGGGTTGAAAATGAAAAAATATTATATCATTTCCAGCAATTTTGCCAATGCTTACAATCTTTTTTGGGTGACGGATGAAGGCTATTACCCTAACGCCGAAAACTATAAACGCAAGTTTAACACGGCTGAATTTTTGGTAGACTATCCCAACGCCGAACAAATCACAAGGAAACAGGCTATTGCATACGCAAGAGCAGAACGCAAACGGCGCAAGGAAAATGGCTATTTTTCCGGCTATGCTGATAGATACGTCCACCCATACGGGGCAGCGTGGTATGATCCGACTTATGCCCACTTACACACGGATAGCACCGGCGTTATTGTGGAGTAAAGGGGGAGATACAATGCTTTTACGAAAAGATATTGAAGCCATTATGTCAACGCCGGAACTATGGCAAGCGTTTCACGACTTAGAAAAAGCCTATTCTGTACGGCGCAATAGTCCAGAAGAAAACATACGATATAAAACGGCGTTCCGGGCGTTCCGTCTACAGGTTGAAGGAAGCAAAGGCCAGATAATCCCATTCTGACAAATTCATCAAAAAACTTTTCAAATCTTGTGCAAAATACCTATTGAAAAAGCCTTTTGGATTTGGTATCATATAATCACCGAAAGGAACAAAAAACATTTTTGGAGGTTAATATTATGAAATACAAGACTACTACAAAGGCCCTTCGTGCTGGTTCTTGCAATCTTCGTTGTGCTGGTTATTGCGATTTGCAAGAACTCTTGAGGATGCACAGCGCAAACGCTTATACTTGCGGCGTTTACGGCTGGAATTATGATGTATATGAAGTCTATGGATTGACTATCTGCACGGGGTATCGTGGTATGCCGGGAAAACGGCTTGAGGGTATCGCAGAGGCCGAAGCAGAAGCTCGGAAGATTTGGAGCTGGGAAAATAAGGAAATGACCTTCGAAGAAAAGCAAGAAGCCGTTGAAACTCTTTTGCATGAGTTTTGCAAAGCCAACGGCGGTTATTAAGGAGGAAGAACATGAACGAATACAAAGATATTATTTCCGCTATCGTGCGGCATGAAGGCGGGTATAGGGAGCGGGAAATCTGGAAAAAACCGCATACAATGGAACGGAGCGAAACGTGGAATAAATTTCACAAGGTTGTAAACATTCTGGTAACAGAACCAGAAAAAGATGGATATTTTCCCGGCTTTGCGGTTGACCTTGTAACCCGGTCTATTTGTGGTTAAAAAAAGAAAGAGATAAAACAACCGGCTTTCTAATGGGGTTTGAGCCTATTAAGCCCCATTCCAGAAATATTTTTTAGGGGGTTGAAATATGTATTTGTTGGAACGTATTAAAGATGGCAATGACTGGAAAAAGGGCGATAAAGTATGGAGCGATACAAAATTGCCTGGATGGCGTGTTATTGAGTCTACCGGGAAAAAGAAAGAAAAAAAGAGAACAAAAGGAGAATATTATTAAAAAAGGAGGTATAAACCATGTGGGAAGCTATTGCAGAATATATGGACGGAACACGAATTGAAAAGTTGTTCCCCTATCAAGAAAACGGAAATTGGTTACTTGAAAACAAGCGACAAAATGAGCTTGAATGTTGGTTGATTGAACAGGCAGAAGGACATAAAGGCTATATTTTTTACAGTGTCGCATATACAGAAGATTAGAGGCTTTCGGGCCTCTTTTCTTTTTGCCTATTCCCTATAAAAATCAATCAAAAACGGCCCTGTAAACGCTTCTGTATTGTCTGCCGTATGTTTTCACGTCTAACGCTGGAAGGGCTGTAAAGGGCCTTAAAATGCGTTATAAAGGCGTTGCCAAAATAGGCCGTTGTTTTGTTGCGTTTGTAATAGTGAAAATGTCTAAAAATTTTTTAAACTTTTGTATAGTTTGACTATTGCAAAACGTTGGAAGGTGTGGTATCTTATAACCATAGCAAGGGAAACAACAATAAAGGCCGTAGGCCGGGAGGTAAAATTATGTACACTGAAAAACAGGCCGCTATCATTTCTACTCTGCTGGACAAGTGGAACAACCGCAACCCCGCTTATAACTCCATCATTGTTTCTGACCGTCAGTTTTCCGCATTGCGCAGCGTATTGATCGAAGCTAACGATTGCGGTCACGTTAGCTACTACGGCGTAACGCCTGAAGGCCGGAGCTTTTCCGCTTGTTACAATCGGAGCCGTAGTTGGTACACCATGGTTTTTCAGGCCACCGAGGCCGAAAAAACCGCTGTATACGAGGCTGAGGCCGCAGAACAGGAAGCCCGCTTCCAGTCCGCAGAGTATCAAGCTAAGGCTGCCGAAGCACTTGTGCGAATTAATGCTGGAAAAGCCCGTGCATTTGATAAAGTTATTTGCAAAAACGCCGGTTTGATTTAATAGGAGAGTAAAAAATGTTTATCGTGTTTGATTGTCAAAACGTGCCATATTTCAAAACATGGGACGAAGTCGAAGCGGATACCATAGCGGCCCAAATCGGCGGTTATTATGTGGAAAGTGGGGCGTATTGAAATTGCACAAAAAATTTATAAAACTTTGTGTAAGTTGACGATTGTGTTTTTGCTGGTGTTGTGGTATCTTATAATTGTCCAAAGGACAAAAACAAAAACAGGAGGAACAAAAAATGAAGTACACTTTAATGACTGGTGAAAAGGTTGAAAACTTGCGTTATTGCGCAACGGGTGTTGGTGCATGGGAGCAGTCGCAATATTTTTGGTACAACGGTAAAAAAGTGTGCGAGATGTACAACAGCGAAACGGGCGAAGTAAAATGGTTGGATGCAAACGGGGGCGAGGTATTGATTTTTTGAAAAGGGGCTTCGGCCCCTTTTTCTTTATCACTTTAGCGATTTAAAGTGTAACAGTTTAGTTGATTAAATCGTTAAAATCAAAAATTTTTCAAATTTTCTCCACAATGGGCACACGATTAAGTGCATTTTTTAAATTTCCGGCGATATGGTATATATATGGATATATAGATATATGTATGTATAAGCCTACATATGGATAGATGTGTGAGGGTTTGAGTATATGGATGGACTGTGTATAGATGAATGGATAGATTTAATGGACTGGATAGATGGATTTAAATGAATGGATAAGTAGATGGGTTTAACGTTAAAGGTGTGAATTTGGATGGTTGGATGTACATAGTTTAATCAACCCATAAACAAGCCAATGTGCAAAACTCTATGGATATGTGGATAAGTTGGGTGTGTTTTATCAGATGTGTAGACACACAGACGTATGTCCAGAGTTGGTGTGTGAACCCATCAACCCATAAATTTGTCAACAAATACACGCAAAATTATCAAATTGTGTGTAGATGTATGTGAATATGGATATGGTTATGTCAATGTAAATGTGGCTATTTTTGTATCTGCAAATAGTAATGTAGCTGGTTGTGTAGATGTGTATGAAAAAAATTTTTTTGTATCTATTGACAAAGCCAAATGGCTGTGTTATAATGGCCTCACAAAATAAAAATGCAAGACCACTTGGAAATTTGAATTTTGTTTTTGAGTTAATGAGAACGATTTCAATTTTTGAATTTCAATTTTCAGTTTTAATTTTTGGTTTTGCATTCACAGAAAGGAAATTTAGTTTTGAGTAAGGAATTCATAAACAGATTTTTGGTTTTGGTTTTAGGATTTGAAATTTTAATTGTAATTTTCATTATTGGTTATCGAGCCACAGAAATCAAAATCGAAATTGAAAATCCAGATTTGGGTCAAGTCAATGGTGACGATATTGAGGCGACAGCATGGGCTGGGAGTTTAGACAGTAAAGTTCAAGCTCAATATTTAGATTTGTATATTCTTGAATATGATAAGCCGTTTTATCCTATTACTGAAGATGACAGATATATAATTGAATGTATTGTTGCCGGAGAAGCTAAAGGCGAACCCATAGAAGGCAAAATGGCAGTTGCCCAATGTCTGCTTAACGCTATGGTCAAAGACGGCCTATCTGCATCTGAAGCACGTAAAAAATATCAATATTCTGGTTGGGATGATGAATTGCAAAATTTAAACCCTGATTGCTGGGCTGAGGTATGTGAAGCCGTGAATCGTGTTTTTGATGACGGTGAATTTGTATCTGAAAATCCAATTTTATTTTTCTATGCACCTAAGAAGGGTTATAGCCGCTGGCATGAAAGCCTAAACCATGCTGTTACAATCGGCGGTCATAAATTCTTTTATCTTGATGAAGATGTAAATGCGGATTGGTTTTTAAATTTGAAAGGAGTAGATTAAATGAAAATTTTATTCTTATGTCTAAAGATTTTAATTCTGTTAATAGTATGTGCTACTTTTTATATTTTTCTAATTTGGCTATTAAATTATAAGTGGGAATGCGGTCTTATTGGGACTTTGGTTTCTTCTTTTATTACTTGTGTTGCAGGGACATATTTAGGTCTTCGTTTTATTATTTTTTAATTTATAAATTCGGGAGGTAGATTAAAATGGGGATTCGTATGGATGGCAAAGCTCTCGCAGACAGAATTTGCCTTGACCTAAAGGAACGTTGCAATAAATTGGTTGAACTTGATGTTCATCCAGTTCTTACAATCGTGACCACAGGTGAAGATGCAGCAAGCAAAGTCTATGTGCGGAACAAAGTCAAGCGATGTGAAAAAATCGGAATTAAGGTCGATGTTCGGCATTATGGTTACTTGACCAAACAGGATTTTCTTGACCTAAATCGAGAGGTCGATAATCCAATCATCGTTCAAGAACCGATTACAGGTGAGGTTGACCATAATTTTGTGGCCGAATATCTTAATCCTGTTCAGGACGTTGATGGGTTCGCAGATTATAATGTGGCTCGCCTTGCGACAGGTGGACAACCTTACAATTATCCTTGCACACCTAACGGCGTTATGGCCCTGTTACATGAATACGGCGTAGAAATCGAAGGCAAAAACGCCCTTGTGATTGGCCGTAGTAATATTGTTGGTCGACCCATGGCTATGATGCTTGAGCATGAGGGTGCTACTGTAACGATTGCTCATAGCAAAACAAAAAATCTGCTTAACCATATTTTCAATGCTGACATTGTGGTTAGTGCAACTGGTCATCGCATGACGAGTATAGAACAAAATGTTGCCGATGTTAAAAAGATTCTTGGCGTTTCTAACCCTATGGCAGACAAAATCATCATTGACGTAGGCATGAACCGTGATGAAAATGGTAAGCTGTGTGGCGATTTTAGTGAGGATTTTAAGGCCAAGTTTGGGTTTTATACGCCGACTCCGGGTTCGACAGGGCCAATGACAGTAGCCATGTTAATGACTAATGTAATCAATTATTATGAAAGGGAGATTGTTTATGGTTTGTGATTGTTACCATGTAATCGAGGAAAAGTCGGGTAAATTTAGCGGCGAGTGTTGGGGAACGAAAGAACGTGATAGGGTTAATTGTTCTGGATATACCGAGCTTTGCAGCAATGGCTTGAAAAAGTCTAAACCAGAAACACCAGTAATAGGGCTGATGTATACTACTGAGATGATGGTTGAAGCAGCCAAAACCCACAAAACCTATGAGAGTGGTGACGTGTTGTTCAATACGGCCAAGGGCTTTTTCGGAGCGAATGACGGTAAGCCTTGGCCAATTTCCGCATTTAACACCCTACAAGAGATTTTTGACCTTCAATGGACTGAATGTGAGGGTCAAGTTATGACCAAGGCCGAGGCCGAATCCAAATTTAACATTAAAATTATTGGATAATTTTTATTCCTCTATTGACAATCATATAGTATTGTGATATAATTACTACATCAAGGCCACAAGGCCAAAAATAAAAATAAAGGAGATTATTATGGCAAGTTTTGAACCTTTTGTTAGTTCTGACCCGTTTAATATGGAAACGTTTAACTCAAAACTGGGGCATTTGGGAAAGTTGATGCGGCGTTAGAGACAATGGTAGACCCCATGGGGCCGTGGACTTATGTGGGGAAGATTACCGCAATGGGGGAAAGCAATAAAATAGAGTTAGCCGGATTAACTGGTGGGACTTTTTCAAGTTTGGTTAATCAAATTTTATTAAAAATAAATAATATTAAAAGTAATAACTCTACTGTGTCTTATTCTAATTTAGCGTTGAGTTTAAATGTTATAGAAGCAAACAACAACAAGTATACAATGAGTATTCCTTTTTTTAGTTCACAGGGTGAGGTTATAATATTAAATGGAAGTAAATTTTTGTTTAATAAAGTTGGCGCATATGCTAACTTAGCGCTATATTCTCCTACAAGTTATACGAGCGATAGTAAACTCAGTAACGCATATAGTATTCCATCCTATACTAACATAACAAAAATTGAAGCATACTTATCATGGGGATTTTCAGGTTATGTCACTGAACTTGATGCTGATTTATATTTTCGATAAGGAAAAGGCCCCGGCGATTGCCAGGGTTCCACCAGCATCTATCCTTTCCAATAATAAAACAAAGGAGCCAATTACAATGATTAAACCGCCTTGTCTTAATTGTTCAAATCGAATCATGGGTTGTCATAGCAAATGTGAGCTATACATCGGCTATCGGGCCAGAATTGATAGCCTTAACAATAAAAAGGCCGAAGCCAAAAAGCAAACCCGTATGGTTGATGATTGTTTGAGTGATATATCAAAAATGAAAATGTATAAGGGTTGGTAAAATAGGGGTTGACAAAGCAAGGTAAGTGTGGTAAGATAAAGATGTAGATAAGGTTTGCGGTCAGCCTGTAAAACCGCAACAACCTCACGCAGCTCAACTGGTCTGAGCGTCCGACTTATAATCGGAAGATTGTGAGTTCAAGCCTCACCGTGAGGCCCATGAGATAAAAAATCTCAAAAACTTTTCAAAACTCCTTGACAAACTCAAAAATCTGTGGTAAAATAACCACAGAAACAAAGAAAGGAAGAAACAAATGAAAAATATTACTTTGGATGGATACGAATATATCTTAATCTATCGTCAACCTACTACAATGAATGTTCTGTGTGTATATAAAATTCAGAAAATCCAGGGAGCCAATGAAAATCCTGTATATTTTCTAGCATCAAGTGAATTAAGAGAACAGTGCATCAGGGGAAATACTTTTAATAAAATGAAAACATATATTATGCCTCAGCATTATGAAGGATTTTTCAAAGATGAATTTACTGCAATTCTTATGGCAAAATATGTTGCAGCTTATTCGTATATTGACCTACAGGAAGGTGCTCTTGAAGATGCACAAAAAGCTTTGGCGGAAGTCACCGAAAAGCTTGTAAATCTTCAATCTTGTATCTCTTTTGAAAACTGTGATGTATATAACCAATATTATGATTCTCAGAATGAGCTAAGAAAAGTTGCTGTGAATCGTGAAAGGGGAGAAACAAATGAACGAAGCAAAGATTAAGACCCTTGAGAACAAGATGTTTAAGCTACTAAAGAATAAGCCTTACAATGTAGTGCGTAGTCAATGCGACCGGATTGGCCGTCAGATTTATGAACTAAGTAGTAAGGTTAAGGGTTGTAAGGACACTGAGGACAGCAATTGATAGTATCGGCTTAGGCCGTTATTATACCAGTGTATAGTGAGTAGGGAAATACCCCTTTTTGAGCCGAATAGGTTACGTAGGTAAATAACAATCAAAGCTAAGGAGTAGGCCATCATTCCCGGTGGCGCTTGCTATACATACCAGAAGCCAGTTGGGTTTAGCGGATTTCTTGAAGGCTTCTAAAATAACAAGAAAGATGCCGTGGTCACTACGATAGTGTGGCAATATATTCAGACGTAGCTCAATCTGGCAGTAGCACCGCGACCGGAGGTATGATGTTGGTTCGAATCCAACCGTCTGAGTTATTGTCCGACCGATTGTAAGATAACCGTGCAATCTATAATGCGCCTTAATTGGGGTTCTCGTAGTAGGTAGGCAAGAGAATAACAAGAATACATTAACGAGTCGCTATCGTTAGACATTAGGCTTACAATGTATAAGGTGTAAGAGGAAAGCATTATAAGGACAAAACTTGAATGGCTGGTGTAAGTATAAATCCCCAGCTACCAGTAGGGGCAGAGAGCAAATGACCGCCAGCCCCAGTGCCAAGTAGCTTAGATTCCCAAAGTAAGAAAGTCATGTGTACAGTGGCGAATATGAAATAGGAATTGCGAAAACGGCAGGCCAAGAGAGGCGGGATGTGTGGTAGAGGTAATCCTTAACCTCCTTATATGAGGGCAGGAAGTCCATGTTGGCGCAACTCCAACGTAGTGAGTGCAAATCTCACAGGCCCTCACCAGACCGCCTATTGGGGTTCTCGTGTTTTAGTTTTAAGTTGAGAGACCATAAAAACTCTCACACTAAGTTGACTGACCCACAGTTGATGAAAGAGAACGAGGTCAAACACCCGTGAAAGTAGGATAGCGGGACACATCAAACAATCAAACATGGCCGAGGAAGCGGTGTTGGTAGGGAAAAAGGCTGTTGGCCAGAACGTGCCAGAGCGTGTAGGTCATGTTTGATTATGGAGAACGATAGCGCATGAGCTTGAGTTTTCCTTTGTTTCCTTTCTGCTTTAGAAGGTGGCTCCTTCTATAATCCTCATACTCGCTACTTAGTGCCAGCAAGTTGGATGAATAAAGGTGAGATTATATTAAGCAAGGCTTCTCAAGGGTTGAGCCTATCAGCCCTATCCCATAGGTCATGTGGGCGTGGCATGGCCTACCTCCTGTTCTTCATAATATACTTCCTTTCTATCACATGGCTCGAATTTGTTTAGAAAAAACTCTTGACAAGTTCGAGCCGTTGTGGTATCATAAAGACAAATTAAAGGAGGTCAATAAAATGATTGAGAGTTTTGTTAATTATATGAAGGCAGAGAAAATGTCTGAGAACACCATGCGTGGCTACACCAACCACATTAACCAGATGCTCAAGACCATTAACAAACCTGAACAGGATATTACCTACCTCGACCTGATTGATTGGAAGGCTGGTATTGCCAATCAGGCCAGTGCAACGGTGGCTAATAAGGTTGCTGCTGTTCGGTCTTATTTCAAGTTTCTTGCTGATGCCGGTGTTATTGAGGTTGACCCCAGCAAGAATCTCAAACGCCCCAGTAATATTAAGAGCAAGGAAAAGCCTCGTATGACCGAAGAAGATGCAAGACAACTTATCTCCTATGCTCGTACCCCTCGTGACAAGGCCATGTTTAGCTTTTTGCTTTCTACTGGTGTCCGGTTCTGTGAGATGGCCAATATCACTATTAACCAGTACAAGAAGGCCATGGAGAACAATCGAGAGATTGAGTTGCCCGTGACTAAGGGCGACAAAGGTGGTAAGGTTTATATCAACCAGTCTACTGAACAGGCGATTGAGCGATATTTGCGTCTGCGTGATGATGATTGCCCTTATCTGTTCGCCTCTTTCCAGAATCATCAATTGAGCGACAACAGCGTGTCTCAGACCATCAAATCTGCGGCTCGTAGGGCTGGATTGAAGTATTGGAATGAGCTTAGTTGCCATGGTTTGAGGGCCGGTTGTGCAACGATTATGAGTGATAAGGGTGTGCCAGTGGCCACTATTAGTAAGGTCTTACGTCATAGTTCTCTGGCTGTGACTACAAGATATATCAAGGCAAATCAGGATAACGTCAATAATGCTACGGCATTGATGGAATTTTAAGGAGGTTAATATGAGTAATTTGGCAAAGGATTGGCAAGAAGGAACGTATGTTGTTAGCGTCTCCAAAAATATGGTCAGAGCTTCTTACCCTAACTCAAAAACAACCAAACTGAGCGAAGCTTTTATTGAAGCAGAGGCCAGATGTGCTCCAGAAGATGAGTTTAGTCTAAGTATGGGCGTTGCGCTGGCTATGGATAGACTGAGCAAGGAATTGGGCAAGGAACTGGGTAAAGATAAGATTAAGGTTGGCGATAAAGTTAAGATTAAGAATTCTAGCCTATCTTATAGCACTTATACCACTTGGATTAAGAAGAATATCAACGACGTGGGACTGGCCGCTTGTTATGTTTATGGTCAAATTCCTAAACTTGATGAAACCGAGTATATTGTCAAGGCTATTGCCCCTTGGTATGTGGGGCAAGGTAAAGACGAAGGCACGATGCTGGTTTATATTCAGCGTTATTATAAGTTTATCGATGGGAAAGTTAATGACAACGAGCCTTGTTACCTAATTCGTATCGATGGATTGGAGAAAGTATAATGTATCCTAAGATGATGAGTGAGGTCATCGAGGCCATTGAAACTCATTTCTGTGACGAACCAGACATTATGGTAGATTGTATGTTATACCTAATGAACGCAAGTGCCAGAGTCGAGGACGTACACAGAATTGAGTGGTGGTTCGATGAACATGGGCGGTGTCCTAAGTGCGGCGCAAAAATCAAATATCAGCAAGTAAAGGAATATCATAGTGAGGTTGATGCTTATGAAACCTTATATGAGCCTTACTGCCCACATTGCGATAGAGGTGAATAATGGATAAGAGAACTCGTAAACGGCTTGAGCGTGAAAAACTCAAACAGATGATTGACAATAATCCCAAGCTCAAGGCTTTTCTTGATGCGGCCACAGAAGAAACAGGTAATAAAGACCTGAAAGAGCTAATTCAGCCGGTGCTTGCAGACACGTTTGATAAGATTCGCCTACAAGGGATTCAAACAGGCTGGTATGCTCATTCTTTGAGATGTGTTGAGAAGATTAAGAGCTGTAAAACGGTTGATGAGGCCATTGAAATCTTAAATGAAGATGTAAAGATGGCTCAAGAAAAGCTGGGCATTAAGGAGGATGACGATGGCTAATACACCGCTATCAGCAATTAAGGCGTTCTGTATTGATTGTATGGGCGACCAGCCAAGATTGGTTAAAGATTGTACCACTAAGTCTTGCCCTTTGTGGCTTTATAGAACTGGTCACAACACCAACTCTAAGCGGACAATGACCGATGAACAGCGTCAGATGGCAGCAGAACGGTTAAAGAAGGCCAGAGAAGCTAAGAACTCTACATAAAGTTACTACGTTTTCTGGTCTATTTTTAATTTATCTGTCTAAGCAATATAAGTTTGATGGGTTAATAACACAGTCCCTTTCTGTGTTAAAATTATAATAAAATATTGAGGTATAAAAAATGGATATTCTAAACAAGAGCAAGAATTTTTATCGTTGTGTTGGTAGTGTATACGAGATGGGTGGAAAAGATGAGAAAGGGAATCCTGTTCCTCATTTAGTGCGACAGCCTTGTGAAGTTAAGTTATATGAAAATGGCAAGGCCACCGGAGAAACGGTTAAAGCTGAGTGCATTAAGGGTAGCCTTGCTGTTCGTATTGGTGACGGTATTGTCACCTTTATGATTTACTTTGCGTCTAAGGGTCTGAATGGTAAGGAATCTCGTCAGTGGAAGATGGCCACTGATATGATGGAACTGAACCCTGAAGTCAATGGTAATGGCAACGCCCCCTCTGTTGTTGTGGTTGAAGGCCGTCTTGAGAACAATATGTTTATGAGCCGTGACGGTAAGGAAGTCAAGGAAGCCCCTCAGTTCCGTGTGAGCAAGGTGTCCACCACTGCTTACAAGGAAGGTATGGAATACGGTATCACTGTCAATATGAGCGGTTGCATGACTAAAAACGTGCCTGAGACTAAGATGGTTGATGGTGAGACTGAGGAAACTGGCCGTGGTGTAATGACTGTATATATGGCTAATGGTAAGGGTGAGGTGTTCCCCGTCACTGTTATTGTGCCTGACGACCTTGTGGACGATGTTAATGATGCTGTGGAAGCTGGTTGTACCATTGACGCTACTCTGGATGTAAACACCATTACTTTTGGTGGTGTGGCTAAGAAGCATGGTATTGGCCGTGCTGGTAAGATTGACACCTCTAACGTGTCTACTCGCACTGAATTTGTGCTTGCTGGTATGGACATTGTTGAGGAGCCTGATGAACTATATATTGAGGACGAGGACGGCAAGCAGACCCCTGTTAAGACCCTATGGATGGATAGCTCTGTAGTTAAGAAGGCTATTAAGATGTATCAGGTCAAGAAGGATGAGTTCGCTAAGAATGGTGGTAATAAGGCCACTAAGAGTACTGCTCCCAATCTAAAGGACAAGAAGGCTGAGTACAAGTCTAAGCGTGTGGGTAAGAAGACCACCAATGACTTTGATGATTTTGAGGAAATTGCGGGTGATGACCTCCCTTTTGATGAGGATGAATTTTAAGGGGTGATGTGGGATGGCGCTTGATATTACAAATCTTGAGGAAACTACAATTACCACTGGTCTTGAGGGCAAGATTCTGGCTTGGTATGGCACGAATAATGTTGGAAAAAGCCATGTGGCCTCTAAGCTGTTTCCCGGTAAGACGCTATGGTTGGCCACAGAAAAGGGCTATAATGCCATTTCTGGTATTCGTAAGGTAGACATTGAATCTTGGAATGATTTCCGACAGGTTGTATCTCAGCTTACCGTTAAGAATGAAAAGAAGCGTGAAAAGATACGAGCTATGTATAAGTGCGTTGTAGTAGATGTTGCTGACCGCTTGCCAAATTTGGCCACCAGCTATATTATTTCTACTTACAACACTCAAAACGCTGAAAAGTCTGATTTTAGTCCTATTACTGAGTTGTCTGGCATACCCTATGGCGGTGGTTATGATATGGCAACAAAAGAAAGAGACAATCAAATCAATAAGCTGGCTCTATCTGGCTACTGTGTTGTTTTAATCTTCCATGATGAAATTCGCAAGGTTAAAGATGGTAGAGAAGAATATGAATATATTGTGCCCAAAAACACTTTCAACAAAGCTGGTAATACCCTAAAGGATATTCCTGACTTTATGATTTATCTTGAGTCTCAGGGTGTTGACGAGAATGGTAAGGCATTACTATCCATTGGCCATTGTGTACAGCATAAGGAGTATTTCGCTCGTAGCCGGTTTACTGAGTGTCCTGAAACAATCAGCCCATTTACCGCTGACAACCTAAAGGAAACTGTGCGTATTGCGTGTGAGCGTGAGGCTGAGAAGCAAGGTGTATCTACTATCACCTATGCAGAGGAAGAAGCCCAGCGTGAAAAGGAAAAGACTGAAAAGAAAAAGTCTGCGTCTGAATTGATTGATGAGGTCAAGCCCATTTATGGCGCTTTGCGCAAGGCTAAGCTAACCGCAGCAGTTAATAAGATTGTAGGCGATTTTCTTGGGTATGATGAAAATGATAAGCCTAATAAGATTAGTGAGGCTGACGATTCTCAGGTTGAGGCACTACAATATATCTATGATAAGCTGGTAGACTTGGCAGAAGAAAAGGATATTAGCTGGGAAGAATAAAACTAAACCAAAGACGGCTGGTCAACGCTGGCCGTCTTTTTCAATAGGAGGGTATATGGCAACCTCTAAACTAACAGAACAAGAAAAGAAAGACCGCCGTAAAGTCACAGACTTAATTCAATCCATGTGGGGCGAAGATGCCAACTGGAAATTGCTTACCGCTCAACTCAAGAACATTATGAAAGAATATGACTTAACACACAAAGATGTGTATTATATTCTTAAATATTGTAAAGACTATGAGCAAGTAGTGATTGATAGCGATTATGGATTGTATCAGTTGTTCCCAAAATATATTGATGCTACACAGATGTTCAGGGCTAAATTAGCCGAAGCAAAAGAAAAAGCCAATGAAATAGGTGCAATTCTACCTACTAAGGTTAAGAAATATCGACCTCAAAGAAAGATTAAAGATGACTTGACTTTTGATTGAGATGGTGGTATGATTAAGATAAAGGAGGGATGACCTATGAAATATGTAGGCAGTAAAAATCGTATCTCTAAACAAATTGCACCAATTATTCAGTCTTATATTGACGGCATGGGCGACAAATGCAATGGCTATTGGGAACCGTTTGTTGGTGGTGCTAACATGATTGATAAGATTAAGTGTGAATACAAGTATGGCACTGATAAGCATAAATATCTTATTGCTTTGCTTAGGCACGTTCAGCAGACTGTTGATGATTTGCCAAATACGATTACCAAAGATGAGTATAAGGCCGTAAACACCAATCCTAATAGCTACCCTGATTGGTATGTTGGTTTGGTTGGGTTTTGTGCAAGTTATAATGGTAAGTGGTTTGGCGGCTATGCAAACGGTGTAAAAACCAAGATTGGTATGGTACGCAATTATACTGACGAAGCTATTAAAAATCTAAAGAAACAAGCCCCAAGTCTAAAAGGTATTGAGTTTTATTGTAGTAATTACCTTGAACAATATGCCGATGGCATGGTTATCTACTGTGACCCGCCCTACCGAGATACAACCAAGTATGCAACTGGTAGTTTTGATTATGACAAATTTTATGCTTGGTGTAAAGAAATGTCTAAGACTAATATTGTTCTCGTGAGCGAATACTGGATGCCTGAAGATGGGTTTGAGTGTATTTGGTCTGGTGAACTAAAGTGTACGCTTGACAAAAACAGTCGCAGTAACAAAGGTGAAAGATTGTATCTGTGTAAGGGGTGAGACAATGACAGTAGCAGAACTAAAACAAGTCTTGTCTAAATATCCAGATGATATGGAGGTTAAAACCGGCAATGCCTCAATGCTTGTACCTGTAACTGATATTATAACTGTTGTTGACATTGACACTAACATTACATCATTAGTAATGTGTGGTGGCAGAGGTTGGTGGTTTGAGGAAAAGGAGCGGTAATGCTATATAATTCTAACATGGCTTCATTGCTACTCGGTTGTCTAATGAACAACACCCAGCTTCTATTCAATCCATCTTATCCCTTGACAAAGACTGATTTTGACCCCGAGCCTGTACATCGTATTATTTTTATTGCTACTTGTAAATTGGCTGAAGCCGGGGCTGGCAGTGTTAGTGAGGTCGAAATTGATAATTATGTAAAGGACTACCCGGCTCAATACGAAACGCTAAACGACAGCAATTTTCTTGACTTTGTGTCTACTGTAAAAGAGCTATGTTCACTTGAAAGCTTTGAGCTATATTATACCACCCTGCGTAAGTTCAGCTTATTGCGTGAGCTTAAAGAGGATGGGTATAATATTGCTGATTATTATGATGAAATGCTCGATGAAACAGAACAAATGGCCAAGTTGAATAAGTGGACTATTGGTGAGATTCTTACTGACATTGAGTTTAAGTCGGCAAAACTAAGAACAAAGTACGATGTTAAGTATGTACGGAACGAAATCAAAGCCGGTGAGAATGTAGCTGAAAGGTTGGCTGGTTTTAAGGAACAGCCGTCATTTGGTGCTTTGTTTCAGTCAGGCTATCTAAGCACAATCTGGAATGGATGGTGTAGAGGCCACTTAGGACTAAGAGGGGGTGGGTCTGGTACGGGTAAGAGCCGTCTTGGTGTAGCCGATTTGGCCAAAGTTGGAGCAAAAGAACTGTGGTCAGATGAGGTTAGTGACTTCATTGTTAATGATAATTACCAATCACCTACTCTATTCATCGCCACAGAACAAGACATTGAAACAGAGGTTGAGCCGATGTTCTGGTCTGCTGTGAGCGGGGTTGAGTACAGGTCAATTAAAAATGGCCTATGTACGCCTGACGAAGAAGCCCGTATTATCAAAGCTGGCGAGATTATCGCCCAATCTAATCTCCATATTACATCTATGCCTAACTTTAACACCAAAGCCCTTAAACGTAAAATCAAAGAGATGGTTGAGTGCGAGGGTATCGGATATTGTGTGTTTGACTATATGGAGCAACAAGGCGATATTAGCCAAGAATACCGTGAGGTTGTAGGTAATGCCGGTAGACAAGACCAAGTGTTGTTGTATTTGGCCACTGAGCTAAAGACAATGGCTGAAGATATGAATGTGGGCATTTTAACAAGCCAACAACTAAACGATACATGGAAAACCCTTAGCTTTGTTGATGAAACGGCTTTGGCTGGCGGCAAATCGACTAAGAATAAAATCGACTTTGGCTCTATCATCATCCCCACATCCTACCTACGTAAAGACATGAAACAGATTGAGCCTTATCTAAAGCGTAATGGGATAGGTGATAAGCGCCAACCAATGCCTAATATCTGTGAGTTTATCATCAAGTCACGTTATGGTATCTATGGCGATAAGCGCCTGAAGCTATGGTCATACTTTGACCGTGGTACATTCCAACGCCATGATTATTTTATCACAGACGATGAAAACAATGTAATGGCTGACATTAGACCAACTGAATTGGAGGAGTTTTAATGAGAGAAAAGAGAGAAAAAGAACATGACCTAACCCACCTATATGCGGCCCTTGGTGCTGTTGCTTTTTTTGTAGCTGGTATACCAGTGCTTGACGCTATTGGTGGGTGGATAAGCAATGTGTTTGGTCTAAAGTCGGTTAAACTGAACTATGAGGCGGCTAAGTACGCAACTGAGGAACCTGAAGAAACCCATACTCAAGCCGTTGGGTTCTATACTGATGATGATTGTGAAGATGGGTGTTGTGAAGATGAGTGAAAGAATTAAGTATCTGAAAGAAAGCCCTTGCTATCAGTGTGGCGTGGCACAGCAATGTTTGGCTAAGATTAACAGAAATCCCAGACTACAAGAAATCAGTGATTATGTGATGCCAAGGGCAGATTATGATTACCATGATTGTATGTTGTATAAGGTGTTGATGATGGAGGTGGAAAATGGGAAGCGGCACAGCTAAGCCTTATGTTAAGTTCTCATCCAATGCCTCTGTTGCGGTGGCCGGTTCCTCTCATCTTGTGCGATTTCAACAGTATGGCATTTTATTGGATTGTGGTCTTTCTCAAGGTCATGATATAGCCACAGACTACCAAAACAACAAAGATTTTCTCAAGTCTGTACGTGTAAAAGAAATTCAGTGGGTTATTCTCAGTCACCCCCATGCAGACCATAGTGCCCTTATTCCAGCTTTATTCGCTAAAGGGTCTCAAGCCCATGTTTTTGTGCCATTAGGGTCTAAGCCAATTTTGAGACTACTATGGGAGGACAGCCTAAAAATTCATCAATCTGACTGTATCAAACTCAACAATAAACATGGTAAGGGGTATAGCCCATTTTATACTGCTGATGATATTGAAACAGCTTTGGGTAGATGTATTGAGGTTGATTATCACCAAAAGACCAACCTAACAAAAAACATTTGGTTTGAATATTACCCTGCTGGCCACATCTTATACTCCGCTCAAGTATACTTGTCTATGACACAAGGATATAAAGAGTATAGAGTAGGGTTTAGTGGAGATGTAGGCGGCCAAGCTGAACGCCCCTATACAATCCCTTATGAGCCTCTGCCCTTTGTAGATATGCTTGTCCATGAATGTACCTATTGTCAGCCTACCAGACCAAATAGTGTGAAAGATAGGCCAAAGGACATTGAGAAGATTGAGGCCGTGGTTAGAGATAGCCATAGAATCTTGTTCCCTTGCTTTTCTCTACAACGAACTCAAGAGCTGTTGACAGTGCTATATGAGATGTGGGACTATAGGCTATTACCTGATATTCCTGTTTATCTTGATAGCCCCTTAGCTATTAAAATTAGCAATATTTGGCCTGAGACTGAACAGTGGTCAAAAGTAATGAAGTGGCCAAGGCTCAAGTTTATTACCGAGACAACGGATAGTAAGGCATTACAGATGTCTAATGAGCATTGTATTATCCTCTCGGCCAGCGGTTTTTTGTCCGGGGGGAGGATTTTAAGCCACCTAACAACGGCTCTGCCCAATCCTAATAATACTCTTATGTTCATTGGTTACAGTGGTGAGAATAACCTTGCGTCTAAGATTAAATCTGGTGAACCATTTGTAGAGGTTAATGGTGTGGTGCTTGAGAATAAGGCCAAGATTGTTGAGTTGCGGTCTTGGTCGAGCCATGCGAGCTATGAAGAACTGATGGATTATCTTACTACGTTGAGATATAACAAGGTATGTCTCGTACATGGTGATATGGATGGTAAAATATCTTTTGCTAAGACACTTAAAGAAAAGTTGGTAGAGCAAGGTAAATCCAGTCATGTTGTAGCTGTAAATCAAGACTCAAAACTATATATTTAACTCTTGACAAGCCGTCTCCTTTATGATATAATTCAAGTATCTTAGAAAAGGAGGCGGCTTATTATGGCAAAATTCTACATTGGGCAGATGGTTAAGTATGTGGGGCGAGAAGGTTTTTGGAGTCCACTTGAAGGAGTTGTCGGCATAGTGCTTAAAATTAACCATTGGGGCACTAATTTTCTTGTAGAATTCCCTGAAGGTTCTATTGTTTCCCTTGATAGATTCCCTAACGGTAGTCATTTTTGGTACAGTGAAGATGAACTTGAGCCAGCCAATGACCCAGATATAATTAAAAAGGTCAAAGTTCGTTATGCTAAACATGGATGGGAGCGAGCAAAAGCATGATGTTCAATATAAACAGTCTGTTTGACACAACAGATTATCTTGTAGAGATTTATGAGGGTAATGCCCTTGTCCAGCGTCAGCGAATGTCTATGCCAGAACAGATGGCTCTAGGCCAGTTTACGCAATTGTGTCAGCAACTTAAAGAGACAGGTCGACCAATGAAAGTTAGGATGATTAGGTATCAAGAGATTGAAGGCCGTGACACGCTTCTTGAGTGTTCGATTGAATATCAGACATGGGGGATTGATGTGGGAGAGATTATTGCTTTCTTGGTGTACACGCTATCCGGTGTTTATTTAGCCAATATTGTGATTGGCAATAGTGGCCATAAGATGGATGAGTTTGAGGAGCTTGTTGCAATCGTTGTATTGGCTACATTTTGGCCTATTGCTTTGGTTGCTTTGATGGTTATTGTTTTAGATAATTGGTTGAATAGGAGGTAAATATGGATAATTTGATTAAGGCTTTAAAATGTTTTACAAATAATTGCCCCAACATTACAAGATGTGAAACTTGCCCTTATTATCAACTTGATTATGATGTTAATATTAATTTAGTAGATGATGTTATTGCCAAAATTACAAGTTTACAAGCATCTAACCGCAACTGGCGTAGAAAAGCCCAACGTTTGCGGGAAAAGATTAAAGAACTAAAGGAGAAAGAAAATGTTTGAGGTTGTGTGGACTGGATTGTTGTTGATTTTGGCAGTTGTTAATCTGTGGACGGCTAAGACTGCTTATAAAGACAAGCGATATAGCTCTGCTTGTGTAGGGTGTTTTGTGAGTGGGATTTGTTTCTCCGGGGTTTTGTTTGATGTGTTGCATTTGATTGGAGGATGAAAAAATATAATCATTATGAATTTCTTGAAGATTGCGTATTAGTATATCCTCAAGATAGAGACGATATTTATACTATTTTGGATTATAAGTGGTATGAATATTTTAAGGAACAACAGATTTATTTATACCCTAAAAAAGATAGAAACAACGGGTATTATTGGTGTTATCGTAAGGGGAAGAAAACTACTATTCGAGTTCATTCGGTTATTTGTTGTCCACATTGTGACCATAAAAATGGTAATAAATCCGACAATAGAGAAGAGAATTTAAGACCTGCAACACCAAGCCAAAATAGGATGAATACGCCTATTCGTAGAGGTAATAAAACAGGCTATAAAGGCGTTCAAAGCACAAGAGATAAATTTTGTGTGCAATTAAGGTATAAAGGTAAACTAATGTATTTTGGGGCTTTTGACACCGCCGAAGAGGCGGCAAAAGTTTACGATTTAGCAGCATTAAAATATTTTGGAGAATTTGCTTGGACGAATTTTCCTAAAGAAAATTATAGTTTAGAAGATATTAAAAATGTAATGCCATCTACTATGAAAAATAGAAAGCGTGTGTATAGAAAGAAGATCAGAATATGAATTTTTTAGACTACGCCTCTACTTGTCCTGTGGTTAAGTATCCTCAACAGTTGTATCGCAATGTGTTGGGTGAAGGCTATTTCTTTAATCCCAACGCCAACTATGCTTACAAGGAAAAGTGCCTACTATCTGAGGCAGAAAACAGAGTAAAGAAGGCTATTGGTGCTAAGGGCGACAAGGTTGTTTTTGGCGGCACGAGCAGCCAGTTGATTGAGAATTTGATGGCGGCTGTTATTTGTGAACAAATTATAAACAATAAAGAACCTACTTGACTTTCGATTAAAATTATGGTATAATGCAATAAAAGAGGTTAATAAGTAATGGCCATTGCTTATTATTTAAGGAAGGTGCTTATCTCACCTTCCTACTCTTAATATTATTCTTAGATAAGGAGAATGTATATGAGTAAATTGATTGATTTGGCTGGGAAGAAATTTGGGAGATTGACTGTGTTGTATAAGGGCGAAACTGTAAAACACGGCAAATCTTCTAAATGGGTGTGCAAATGTGAATGTGGAAATATTGTTGAAAAGACCTCAAGCTATTTAAAGAATTCCAAATATCCGTCTTGCGGTTGCTATAAAAAAGAAGTGACAATAGCTGTTCGCAAGTCTGAAAGAAAATATAACCAATATGAAATTCTCGGCGATTGCGTTATGATGTATGCAAGCAATACAGGCACTCCATTTTATATCGACAAAGAAGATTTAGATAAAGTGTCTAAATACACTTGGATGGAAAATCATAAAGGATATATTGTACGTACAGCCAAGTATTTGGCATTACACAGATATGTTATGGATGATTTGTCAAGTGATATGGTAATAGACCACATAGATAGAGATAAGAAAAATAATAGAAAGAGTAATCTCAGGGTTGTTACTCAGCAAAATAACACGTTAAATAGAAGTATTAACACAAACAATGAATTTGGCGTTTCTGGTGTCCATAAGAACAAATCTAAAATAAATCCATACGCTGTGACGCTTGGTGCTAAAGGAAGATTTTTCTCTGGTAGTTACAAAACACTTGAAGAAGCAATAGTGGCGAGACTTAAAGCGGAGAAAGAAATGTTTGGTGATGAAGCGCCTCAAAAGCATTTGTTTAAGGAGTACGGAATAAAATGAAAATCATAGGTAGTGTATATGAACACGATGCCGTTGATAGGTGGCTGAATGTTCGAGTTAAAAATCTTGAAGAGTTAGAAACGGCTCTTCAAGAATACCCAAAGGAAGATAAGCTTGTATTTTGGATGGGCGTACAAAATTTGACAGGAGAAGTTTTCCCTGTAAAAGATATTGGTCACCTATGCCATAAATATAATGCTTTTTATATTTGTGACGCAACAGCCCTATTAGGTCACGTTGCTATTGAACCTAATATAGATGACTGGTGTGATTTTTTGGCTCTTGATGGACACAAAGCCGGGACAGAACTTGGAATTGGTTGTTGTTGGATTAGCGACCGCTTAGATGAATGGCTCAATGGTTTTAAGTTGCATGGCACACCCAACCTTGCTGGTGCATTGGCTATGACGCAAGCGGTTGAGGATGCTTGTAATAAAGTTGTTATTGATAAAAAAGATTACCATTGGACAAGTTTGGCTGATATGATGTACAGAACATTAGAAAAAGCCAATATTAACTATGCAATGATTCCTGATAGGCTCGTTGCTTATACCTATGCAATCAACGCTATTCGTCTACCCGGATTTAATGCAGATGCCCTCCAACAGCATCTTGCTTCTAAACAAATCTATGTCTCTATTGGCGGCTCTGCTTGTGCTGAGTTGCATGATTATCGAGTGCTAAATGCCTATGGATTGAATAATAACGAAGCCAGTGAGGTTATCAGGGTTAGTTTTGGCGAGAATAGTAGTGTTGAAGATGTAGTGGCGTTGGCTGAGGGAATTAAAGAATTTAAGGAGCTATATCTATGAGACTAATCAAATCTAACAACATTGAATCTGAATACCCAAAACGTCATGTTTGTGATGAGTGTGGAGCAGAGCTTGAGTATGATAAAGAAAATGTTCACATTGGTTGGATGGGCTGTGAATATGTGACTTGCCCAGCTTGTAACAAAGAGATTATAGTGAGTGACCAGCGGGTACAGCCGCCTGCTTGGAAAACAACCTTCCATCACACAAGCATCGAAACGGGTGCAATTGATATTGAGGATGATGAAGTCCAAAAGTATGTAGATAAAATTACTAAAAAGTTATGTTCCGATGATTATAAGCCCGGTGAGTTTTATATTGTTGGCTCTGGCAATCTTTTTGTGTTTGGATTTAAATGGAAAGATGGCGTGAATATTTATGCAACCAAGGACTATTGGGTAGATAATATCCAGCCAGAAGATTATGAAATGGTAAAGTGAGGTTAAAGTAATGGGCAAGGTTGATGTTAAAAAATTAAAGAAAGCATTAACCTTGTCACATTATGATACCATCCTTCGTGAGCTTGGTATCCCTATCTTTAGTAAAAGCAACACAGAATGGCGCTGTTGGACAGGAGACAAGAACAAAGACCCCTATCAAGGCAGCCCAGCCCTTGTCTTTTATACTGACACCAAGATATTTTTTGGTATGACTATGGGGCGTTCGTATGACTGTATTTCCCTTGTCCAAACCCGCCTAAATCTGCTTGGCCAAACTTGCTCATTCCTTGATGCTTGCAACTGGATTCTTGAGAAAACTGGACTCGACCCAACCAAGATAACCAAGCCTTTTACCAACAACCATGTTTATGACTGGTCTGAGCTTGAGCGGTTTGTTAGGGTTAGAAAGTATGGCAATCAGCTACCTGAATACAGCCGCAACATCATTGACACTCTACCCCCACTATACCCACAAGCATGGATAGATGAGGGCATAAGTGAAAAAACAATGTCCAAATATCAGATAAGATATTATGAGCGTTGTAACCAAACTGTGATACCATGTTTTGATAGCGAAGCAAGGTTGATTGGGGTTAGAGTAAGGAATTGGGATAAAGACAGGGTTGAACAGGCCAAGTATATGCCATTAATTACATTGGATGGGCAATGTTATAAGTTCAATACCAATCAAGTGTTTTATGGGATTAACTATAATAAACCTATGATTGAGCAGACTGGCGAGGTTTGGTTAGGTGAGTCAGAGAAGTTCGTCCTTAAGTTAGATGGGTGGTTTGGCCCGAAGTCATGTGCTCTTGCCATGTACGGTCATCAACTTGGTATGCAACGCAGAAACCAACTAATCAAGATGGGCGTTAAACGAGTGGTATACTGTCCCGACATGGATTTTATTGGCCAAGATGATGCTTTCTTTGAGGAATGGTGTAAATCTGTGAGACGGCTGTGTGATATGTTTAAGGGGTATTGTCAGGTTGATATAGTGTGGGATGATAGCGGTGAGTTGTTGGGGCCGAAAGAAAACGCAACTGACAGAGATAAAGAAACATGGGATAAATTATGGGAGAGTAGAGAAAGGTATTTATGAAAGTATTGAGTCTATTTGATGGTATTAGCTGCGGACGATTAGCTTTGGAAAGAGCCGGGATTCCTGTTGAACGATATGTGGCTTATGAGATTGATGAAAATGCAATTAAAATAAGCAAAGCTAATTGGAATGATATTGAATACATGGGAGATGTAATGTCTGCTAATTTCGCCCAGTATAAAGGTTTTGATGCGGTTATTGGAGGTAGTCCGTGTACATGGTGGAGTATTGCAAGAAGTAGTACAGCAAAGCACAAAAGAGAAACAATTTGCGAGGGCTTGGGCTGGACACTATTTATGAAGTTTGTTGAAGCGGTAAAGGCGACAGGATGTAAGTATTTTCTTTATGAAAACAATTTTTCCATAAGTAAAGAAATTAAGGCAGAGATTACTAAACAGTTAGGCGTAAATTGTGTGATGATAAATTCTAATTTGGTGTCTGCCCAAAATAGAAAAAGATGTTATTGGACTAATATTCCTTTTAATCTTCCAGAGGATAAAGGAATTGATTTGCAAAATATTCTTGAGACAGAATACAATAAAATTGCCCCTTTCAAAGTCAAGCAAACGCCTTCTCGAATTAGAATGTGGAATGAGGGTAAGGGGCGTGTAAACGGCGCTATTTGCTGCGATAATATTACTAATAAACATAAATCTGGAACCGTAGCAAGCAAACAAGATAGAAATTATAATGCTGGATTGATTCAGTTTGACGACTTTTGTAGATTTCTAACCTACACCGAACAAGAAAGATTACAGACATTACCAGATGGGTACACAGACGTTGAAGGCGTTACTGGCTCTCAAAGAAGTTTGGCTATCGGCAATGGTTGGACGGTTGATGTAATTGCTCATATTTTGAGAAGTATTCCTGAAGAAGATAAAAACTAAAAATAATCCTTGACAAAAGCCTTTTGGTGTGGTATTATCATTACATCAAAAGGCTTGCCTATTATGAGGAGGAATAAAAATGGATACTATTAAGAGAAATTGTACTACTATTAACAACTGGGTTGAGACTATGAAAAGTCTATGTGGATTCAATGTTGTGTATAAAGTTAGCGTTTATAACACACTGTCTTTTGAAAGAGACAAATGTTGCTTTGAAGTAGTAGCAAATTCGGCAGATATTGTAGCTCATTTTGGAGAATATTTCGTTTATTATGTAAAAACTGATAAATACGGTGAAACAGATACCCCTTGCCTTAATCTATTGATTTGTAAAAATCGTCCTGATGAAAAGTATTGGACTGAATATATGAAGGAGGATTAAAGATGTACGAACAGTATACTGATAAGCAGATTGTTGAGATGCTGAAGCCAAAATTGGCAAAATTGGGTTGGGGTAAAGACGTTGATAGTATTTATCATTTCCCAGAGACTTGTAAAATGGTTGCCGCTATCTACCGTTCAGCCTACATCCGTGGGCAGCTTGGTCGGAGTTTTATTATTGGAGAGCCTAAGCAGACTGAACATTGGGTTCCCGCAACCAAAGATAATGTTAAGGTTGGTAGTAAGGTTAGGATGGTTGATGAAAAAGCCCATGAGAACCATCTTCAGTGGTTTCCTGTTGTGGGGACGGTAGGCATTGTAGAAAAGCGTAGCTATAATAATTGCAAAGTTCAATGGCCAAAAGGCACAACCAGTATAGATGATAAATGGTTTTGTGACTACGAGTGTCTTGAGGTACTACTATGCGAGTAAAACCTCTACTATCTAAAATCAACCCCTCTACATTTATTGAGGATTATCTACAAGCGCATGGTATTGGACAAACTAGCCTATATCTAAACCCAGAAGAAGGATGTTTAGACAATCCCCGATTCTATCCTAACATGGATAAAGGGGTGGAATTACTGAAGCAAGCGGTTGATGACGACTGGAAGATTGGCCTGTTGGTTGATGTTGATTGTGATGGTATGTGTTCTGCGACCATTGTTCGTCAATTTCTTAACACCCAATACAACATTGACCCTGTTATCTATATCCGTAAGGGCAAGGCTCATGGCCTAAGAAAGTCGGCCTCAGATGATGTTGTGTCCAAGATTATTGAAGATGGATGTAAATTGTTGATTGTGCCTGATGCCGGAAGCAACGATACTAATGAATGTCAAGACTTGCTAATGCACAGATGTCATACCTTGGTTTTAGACCATCACAAGATTGAGGTTGACAACCCTTGGGCCATTGTCATCAATCATCATTTAGGTGAGGGGTTGAACACAGCTCTATCTGGTACGGGTGTAACAGCCAAGTTTATTGAGTATTACTGTAAGAAGTATAGTCTACCCATTCCCTATGTAGATGACCTTGTGGCCATGTCTATTATCTCTGATAGCTGTGACCTGACGGCCTTAGAGAACAGATATTATGTCCATAATGGACTACACAATGTCCAAAACCCCTTAATCCAAGCCATGTTGCCTTCAGTAGTTAAGCGTTATGGCCTAACGCCTACTGGTTATAGTTGGGCCATGATTCCACTAATCAACGCTGTATGCCGCAAGGAAGAGACAGATGAAAAGCATGAATTGTTTGATGCTTTTAGTGGACATGGCGATATTGAGTCTACCTTAAAAATGTGCCGTTCAGCACACCGCCTACAAACGGAGACAGTGAAACAGGCCGTAGAGGATGTTGAGCCTACTCTTGACCTTGGCCATAAGGTAATTATTGGATTCTGTGACAGTGGGTTGGCTAACCAAATCGGCCTGATTGCTAATAAGTTCCAAGGCAAATACAACAAGCCTACTATTCTACTACGTCAAGCGAGTTCTACAACATGGTCTGGTAGTCTAAGAAGCCCTGTGGATTTGACTGATGTGGTTAATGAGTCTGGTTTGGCTAAAGCTATGGGTCATAATCAGGCTGCTGGTGTGTTAGTTCGTAAGTCTAATCTTAGTCGTTTGATTGCTTATCTTGATGAGGCTGATTTTCCGCTTGAACCTGAGATTGATGTGGCCGGGTATATTACCCCTAAGCAAATCAATAATAAGCTCTGTAAGGCTTGTGAGGATAATGCTGAGTTGTGGGGTCAAGGTGTGCCGGAACCCACTTTCTACATCAACGCCGAGATTGATGAAACCAATGTACAGGTCTTTGAAAAGCGCACTACAACAGTAAAAATTACAGTAAATAGCGTTGATTTTCTGTTGTTTATGGCTACCCCTGAGCAAGTAGATGAGTTGACACAAAAAGGCAAAAAAAACCTATTTTTGATTGTAACTTTGTCTACGAATGAATGGAATGGTGTGGTCAAGCCGCAAGGTAAGATTAAGCAGTTTGAGGTTAATAAGGTTGAGGATAAGGATGAAAGTTGGGAGGATGATTTTTAATGAGTAATTTTATTTATTCTGCTGACATAATCAATAAAATGATTGAAGATAGTGGTTGTAAAAAGGCAACAATGAAAGGTGTCCACGATGATTTAATCAAACTTAAACCCCTTATTAAGAATTTTTATGATGAATATATCTTCTATCTTTCTTTTTGGAAAGATGATTGCCCCTTCTATGGTTGGGAATGGTCAAAAGACGATGGCACAATGGCGAGTATGGCCAAGATTACTGATGGGATTACTGAAAAGTTTGAAGAAATCTATGCCTTGATTTTGGCTGGATTAGGTGAAAAATGTGAGAAGGAGAACGATTGTTGATGGGTTGGAACACTGATATTAATCCAACAAAAACTGGTTGGTATCTTTGTACTGTTGAGGACATTGGTGGGCGCTTTGTAGTACCACTTTTCCGTTATGAATATCTTACCGATATTTTTCGCTGGAAAGATGAATTGCCGGGTGAGATTATTGCCGTTTGTCCATTCCCCAAGCCTTATCACGGATATTCAAAGAAGGAGATTACTGAAGATATTAACAGAATTTTTGGTGGTGATTTTTGATGAAATACGAATTTCATGCGGACGATTGTGTTGAGACTAAAGATGGTCAAATTGGGTATATAACAACATTTATTCATAGCCTTGATGGAGAAAGCACTATTCTTGTTAAGTATAAAGATGGAAGAACACGCGGGTATAAGTTCCATGATGAAGAGCCACATCGTTTCTTTAATCGTATTGGACAGTATGATTTTACCAAGAAAAGCGATAAGATTAAACCTCTACCTAAGGAATATAATGACCTTTATAGTAAAATCAACGAACTTATCGAAGCTATAAATTGGTTGGAGGAGAAAGTTAATGGAATGGCACAAAGTTGAGGATTATCCGGTTGGGTCGGACGAGTATGTGTTGGTGTCTCAAACCATTGGAAATATACGGCCAAAAGTTTTTTGTTTTATGGCAAAGATGAGTGTAGACAAACGCTGGTATGATTGTGTTGGAGAGGTGAAGCCGGTCGATTCCACAGACCGCTGGTGTCATATTGATTTGCCGGAGGATTAAATTGCCTCTTGACAACCATAATTAAATATGTTACAATTAAACCGTGGAGAAATCTACGGTTTAATTTTTAGGAGGGGTTGGATGATTGATTACAATATGTTGATTCAGCTGGCAGAGCAAGTAAAAGCAAAAGCAGATAATGATATATGCCTTTATTTTTCTGAGAGGGTATATAATGCCCATAAAGATGAAATTTCTAAATTGCCTTATTCAATCAAAGTATATCCAAATGAAGTGGGGTCTTTTCAAGAAGATAATGTTTATGTTTTAAGTAAAAAGGACGTGATAGAGCATGAGTTACTTTAACAACCACAATCATACAGATATGAGCAATGCTCTATTAGGGTTCCCTGATGTTATCTGTAAGATTCCTGACTTGATTCAACGTGCTTATGACCTTGGTCTTAGCGGCATTACCATTACAGAACATGAGGGTATCTCAAGCCATATTAAGGCGTTAGATTATTATGATAAGATGGAAAAAGATAGGCCGTTTACATTGGCCTTGGGAAATGAGGTATATTTGCTTACTGAGGAAGAAGATAATCTTAATCGCCAAATCCCTAACATCATCCCTTACTATCATTTTATCTTAACCGCTCTTGATACTGAAGGCCACCACCAACTACGCTTACTTTCGACTCGTGCTTGGTTAAGGGCATGGAGACAGGGTAAGATGTTCCGTAGGCCGACTTATTATGCTGACCTTGAGGAAATTATTAAGCCTAATCAGGGTCATGTTATTGCCAGTACAGCTTGTTTAGGGTCAAGGATTGATAAGCTACTATTACAAGAATATAATGATGGTCATGGTATGGGTAAGGCATTTGATGAGGCCATGTGTTTACAAGACATCTTTGGTCAGGGCAATTTTTATCTTGAAGTTCAGCCCGCTAAAGACGCTAATTCTGACCAAAGCCATGTCAATACTCTAATGTGGGAGCTTCATAAAAAAACTGGCATCCCTATTATCCCAACTACTGACTCTCATTATCTCCGCAAAGAGGACGCTTTTATCCATAAGGTTTATTTACTGTCGCAAGAAGGCGATAGAGAGGTTGACGATTTCTATGCTACAGCTTATCTTATGGATGAGGCCGAATTAAGAGAGCATCTATTGATTGATTTTAATAATGCTCAAATTGACCAGATGTTTGAATGGAGTTGTGAATTAGGCAAAAGAATTAAGGGGTACAATATCAAGCACAATCCAATTATCCCGCAACTCCCACTTGACAAAATACCAAACTTTACTATTAGTCATGTATTCAGTGATTATTATGATAAGTACCCAAACTTTGGTTGGTACTCTAATCGCCCCGAAATACATGAGCAATATTTCTTTAGCCAAATTGAGCGAGGACTTCAAGACAAAATTGTAAACAAAGGAAAGTCCATTGAACAATATATCGCTCGATTGGACGAAGAATGGAAAGAGCTAAAGATTATCAGTGAACAGCTTGATACGTCTATGGCCAGCTATTATTCAACCATGTCAGAGATTATTGAGCTTATTTGGCAAGCTGGTAGTTTGGCTATGCCAGCAAGAGGCAGTGCAGCGGGGTTCTTGACGTGTTATCTACTTGAGGTTACACAAATTGACCCCGTGCCATTGGGTGATTATATGCCAAGTTGGAGACACTTAAATCATCAACGTGGTGTTGAACTGCCGGACATCGATAATGATTCAGAAGCCTCAAAGAAAAAAGCCATAGTTGACAAGATGAAAGAATATTTTGGCGGGGATAAAGTCATCAACATAGGCACGTTCTCTAAGATTTCCTCTAAAACAGCCATTGAACGAGTTTGCAAAGGTCTTGATATACCAAACGATAAGGCGGCTTATTTCAAGTCTTTAATTCCTGTTAACCGTGGTAAGGTTAGTAAACTAAAAGATGCTGTATATGGCAACAAAGACAAAGGCATTAGTCCAGCCCCCGGCCTCAAATCCGAACTAAACCAATACCCACATCTGCTTGAGTCTGCATTGGCTCTTGAAGGGCTGATTACTAATCGTGGTACTCATGCCGCTGGTGTGCTTGTATGCAACACCCCTTACACAGATTATATAGCTGCTATGCGTTCAGCAGATGGAACGTTAATTAGTTGCTATGACCTATGGGATGATGAGGCGGCTGGATGTATTAAGTTCGATATGCTTAGGGTTGAAACCGCAGATAAGATTCACCGTACAATGGATTATCTGCTTGAGAATGGTAAGATTAAGGATGAAGGCTCACTAAAAAAGACATACTATAAATGGGTACATCCTGACGTATTAGATTATAAAACGCCTGATATGTGGGATATTCTACCCACTATTTATTCTGTGTTTCAGTTTGATACCCCAATCAGTACAAAAGCCTTGTCTGCTACTCATCCTCACAGTGTAATGGATTTGTCGGCTGCAAACAGCCTACTTCGTCTTATGCCAGATAATGCAGATGAAACACCTATTGACAGATATATCCGTTATAAACAGTCAAAAGACGCTTGGTTGAAAGATACAACTGATTTTGGCCTGAACGAAGATGAACAGGCTATTCTATGGAAATACCTTGCAGACGCTTATGGCATGGCCGATAGCCAAGAAAAGGTGATGCGGTTAAGTATGGATGAACATACCGCTGGCTATACGCTTAAAGAGGCCAATAAACTCCGTAAATCCATCGCCAAGAAGGATGAAAAATTACAGGCTGAAGCCAAACAGTTATTCTTTGATTGTTGTAAACGTCAAGGCACAAGAGAAATTTTTGCTGATTATATTTGGAATGTGGTGTTTGCGGCCAGTATGGGCTATTCTTTCAGCCAGCTACACTCTTATAGCTACTCAATCATCGCCTTACAAGAACTTAACCTTAATTACTACTATCCTCGTGTTTATTGGAACTGTGCTTGCTTGTCTGTAGAAGCGTCTGGTATAGACGAAGAAAATACAGGCTCAACAGACTATGGCGAAATGGCCAAAGCTATCTACAAGATGAAAAAGTATGGGGTTGAAGTTCATGCACCCTCTATCAATGATTCTAACATCGACTTTACCCCTCGTGAAAAAGATAGTGCTATCTTGTTTGGACTTGGTGGTATAGCTGGTATTAACATTGATATTTCTCGCCAAATCATCTCCAACCGTCCATACACCTCCTTTACCGACTTCTACAATAAAAACGCCTACAAAGGCTCACTTGTCACTAAATCCAAGTTTATCCAACTAATCAAGGCCGGATGTTTTGATGAATTTGAGCCTGACAGACGCATTGTGATGAGACAATATTTCATCCTATCTACGCCTAACGTCACATCTTTTGCTATGAACAACATAGGCCAAATCAAGGCCGCAAGAGTACCTATCCCTAAGTCTATCATCGGCCCATACAACTTTAGAAAATATGTATGCAGCAGACAGTTCCGATTTGGGCCGCACCCCAAATTCAAGAGTAAGACCCTATACTGGCTTGATGATATGGCACAACGTTATTTTAACGCTCGTTGTAAGAACAGCCTAACCGAAGGCGTAGATTATTGGTTTGATAGTGACGCTGAAAAATGGGTTGTTGTCGACAAGAGTCTTGAAAAGTTGCTTGCTCCGTCCATGGAAACGCTGAAAGATTATATCAATACGCCTGAGTTCTTGGATAAGTTTAACAAGGCCAGAGCCAAACAGAGCATGATTGAGAGTGTAGATGGGTTGGATGTGAATAGATGGTCTTTCCAGTCTTGTGCATTTTACAGCCAAGAACATGAGCTTGCCAATGTTGACTTAGCCAAGTACAGTATTTCCCATTTTTCTGACTTGCCTGAAGAACCTCAGTTTGTTGAGCGTTCCTTTGGTAAACGGTCTTGGAAACAATTTGAGTTATCTGCTATTTGCGGGACAGTGATAGGGCGAACGGATAGCCACCACCTTGTTACTATCTTAACGCCTGATAATGAGGTGGTCAATGTTAAAATGAATGATGGGGCTTTTGCCCACTACAAAGCCCAATTAAGTGCAATCAATCCAGATGATACTAAAACGGTCATTGAGAAATCTTGGCTTGAGCGTGGTAGTTTATTGATTTGCTGTGGATACCGCAGAGGAACAGATGAATTTGTGACGAAAAAATATAAAGCCAGCATTTTCCCCTCTCAGCTTATGAAAATAACCGGCATCAATGGCTCAGATATTGAAATTCAAACTGAACGATATTCAGAAGAAAATTAAATAAAACCTTGACAACCTCCTTGTAACATGATATACTTAAACCATCAAACAAGGAGGTTTGTTTTATGAAAGTTGATGATGTTCTTCGTTATGGCACGATTCTAACTGATGATGAACTTTGGAATTCAATGGATGCTTGTGTCCGCATTAAGATTGTGTCTTACGAACAAGTCATTTATTACATTAAGTTGATAAACGGCAAAGTTGTGAAATTTAAGAAAGTAGGTGTTGTGGGATGATTGGTTCGATTATTTGCATATCTTTTTTGATTAGTATAAGTATTATCGTTGTTTTTTGTGGTGTAACAGAAGATGAGCCTGTTGTATGTGCTATTGGGGTAATCTTTCTTATCATTGCTATAATGGGTGGTTTTGAATTAAAGACTTCACGGCTTAACAACTCTATTGATACTAAATACATCCCCACAGAGCCTCTTGCCCGCAACCAAACCCAAACCGTATTCACCACTGACGAAGGTACATACCTCGCAGATGGCCTTTATCCAGATGGTACATATCTATTAACCGTAGACGATAAAGACGTACTTGTCGTATGGCAAGCAGTTGATGGTGAGGTTGGATAATGAGCATTAAAGTTAAACTAAAACCCATTAAACAGATTTTCTTTAATCCATCTAATGGGTACAAAGTTCTAAGTTGCGAACCTGTTGGTAACTACCCTAACCTAACGCTTAACCAATACAACAACTTTACTTTAGCCGGAACCAACCTTGGTATGGTCGATGTGGGCGATGAATATGAGCTTGAAATCAGAGAGAACCAAAGAGCCAAATATCCAGCCAGCTATGTTTTGGTTGGGTTTGCTGATATTGATGTTAGTGCCGGGGGCATTAAAATTACACCTGAGCAAGAACTAAAAATCTTACGCCATATCTGCGATGGCAACCAACCTCAGTATGTGCATGAAGCCTACCCTAATTTTGTTCAGATGGTGCTTGATGGACATGAAGAAGAAATCGACCATAAGAAAATTTACAACGTTGGCCCTGTTCGGTTTGAGGAATATGTGAATAAAATCAAGGGTTATTTCAATACCATTCAGTTCTTACCTCTTACTTCTGATTGGGGCATTGAAAACGATAGCGATGTTAAGAAGTTGATTGATGTTTTTGCCACACCAGCAGAACTAAATCAAGCCCTTGAAAGTAGCCCCTATCATATTTTCTTTGATTTGCTTAACTATTCCTTTGACAAGTCTGATAGATATGTCTTAAACAAACGACCTGATTTGATTGATTCTAAGGAACGTTGTGAGTTTGCTTGCTTGGCTATTCTACAAGAGAACGAAGATGAAGGCGACACAAGAATCTACACAGACTTGCTTGAGGAATTGGCTGAAGAAAAAGTGCCTGAGTGTGCCAAGTATGTAAAGGACGCTGTAAGAAACAGTGAAAGAATTTATTATGACGCAGAGCAAGAATATTCCAGTAACAAGGCTACTTATGAGGCCGAAGTCAATATTGCTGAGAACATCCTTGACCGCCTCGCTTTAGAGAAAAAGCAAGACTGCAACTTAGGTATGAATGTTGATGACTTCACAAGCATTGATGGGTTTGAGTGTACAGATGAGCAAAAGCAAATCCTTACCTTAGCTAATGAACACATGGTCGCTATGCTAAGAGGTTATGGCGGTTCTGGTAAGAGTACAGTAATGAAGGCTTTGGTGTTGATGCTTGAAGCCAACCGCAAAGACTACACCCAACTTGCTCCCACCGGCAAAGCAGCAAAACGTCTAAGAGAAACAACAGGTCGCCCCGCAAGCACCATCCATATGGTATTGGCTCAAGACGGTCATATCGCCTCTGATTTTGTCATCATTGATGAATGTAGTATGGTTGGCGTTCATTTGTTGTCTAAGCTGTTTGATATATGTGAGTCTAATACACGATTTATCTTTGTGTGTGATGAAGCCCAGTTGGCCTCTATCTCTTGTGGCAACGTTGTACAAGATATTATTGACTCAGGCGTTGTACCTACGGCCACATTAACCAAGATTTTCCGGTATGGCTCATCTGGCCTTGCTACTGTGGCCACTGATACTCGTGAAGGTAAGGTTGGCCCAAGACAAAACAGCAATTATCCTGATTACCAGTTCACCTCTATTGATGACAGCCCCATGGTGCAAATCCTTGATGCCTATAACTCTCTACTTGACAAATATACTAAAGATGATATAATGATACTGTCCCCATTCAATAAAGGCCCCGTTGGTACAGTAGCAATCAATAAGGCTATTCAATCCAGATACAATCCAAACCCTGATACTAATGCTATTCGTAAGATAAGTGGTGGTGAGGAAATCATGTTCAAGGTGGGCGATAAGGTAATCAATACCCACAACGAATACCACTGCCCTTGCTTTAGGGTTGATGAGGATGGGTCTTTGGTTGAGAGTATGAACGACATCATGGTTATGAATGGTGATATGGGCTATATTCGGCATATCAAAGAGACTGATACAGGCATTGTTATGGCTGTTGAGTTCGATACTGGTATGGCAAGGATTTGTGGGCCTTATATGAACAACCTACTACTTGGGTATGCTATTAGTATCCACAAGAGTCAAGGTAGTGAAGCTAAGGCCGTAATTGTAATTACCAGTCCTATGCACAAGCGTATGTTAAGTAGCAATCTGTTGTATGTTGCTGATAGCCGTGCAAAAGAGCAGTTGATTGAGATTGGCGACGTTGAGACGATTAAAGAGTGCCTTAAACGGCATGAACAAAAAGAAAGAGAAACTTGGCTCTGTAAGCTATTAAAGGAGGATAATAAATGAAAATAGAACCTTTAACACCGGGATTGTATATTTGTCGATTTAGCAGGTCAACAAAAATGGATATTGTCGGCCATGTTCTCAAGATGCTCAACGGCGAAGGAGAACCTTTTGGTGTGCGTTTTATTCCAGAATTATCAGATGTTTACCAAATTTCAAATCAAGTGAAGGAGGACTAAAAATGAAAAAGTATGTTGTTCGAGAGGTCGTAAACCACTATCATCTAATAGAGGTCGATGATGAAGTAGACATTTGTAATGTTATCAAGGAGGCCAAGACCCTATTACATCGGGCTACTGGATTTGAGGCTATTGAAGATGTGCTCAATGACTACCAGAACAAATATGGGTTTGATTACACAGTCAAGCCTAATTATTGTGGCACTTGCTCAGAAGGGCTTGAGATTGTAGGCTGTGATGATGATAGCCCTGAACTTGATTAAAGTTCATAGAATGTTTACATTTATTTAATATTGATGTAACATTTTTATGATATAATACACGTCCTACCTTAACCGGTAGAGTAAATATGAAAGGTCTGGTGCTATGATTGTAACAAAACGTGATGGCAGACAAGTTGATTTCGATAAGAGTAAGATTTATAATGCGGTGTATAAGGCTTTTGAACAACTAAACAAGCCAGTGGATGAAGCCGTACAAGTAGCGGGTAAGATTGCAAATGAGATTGAGGCCAGTTGTAAAGAAGGTAGTAGTGTAGAGGATATTCAAGACACTGTTGAAAAGAAACTGATGGCAAGTAGTCATAAAGATGTGGCCAAGGCTTATATTAACTATCGTCAGCTACACAAGATGGCTCGTAACCAATATAAAGAACTCATGGACGCTGTTGGTGAAAAGCTATCAGGGTCTAATATTGAGAACCAAAACGCCAATGTAGATGAGCATAGTTTTGGTGGACGTATGGGCGAGGCCACAAGAATTGTTACTAAGAAATTTGCCCTTGAAAACCTTGTGTCTCCTATGGCCAAAGCTAATCACGAAAACAATGAAATCTATATCCATGACCTCGATAGTTATGCCGTAGGCAACCACAACTGTCTGTCTATTCCTTTTGACGATTTGCTTGCCAAGGGGTTTAACACCAGACAGACAGATGTAAGACCGGCTCAGAGTATCAATACAGCCTTTCAGTTGGTTGCAGTTATTTTTCAGCTTCAGAGTTTACAGCAGTTTGGTGGGGTAAGTGCCACTCATCTCGACTGGACGATGGTTCCTTATGTGAGAAAGTCGTTCTGGAAACATTTCAAAGATGGCCTTGTTTACATTCAAAAGGAGCCACGTCCGACCGATGACCACTTTAACCCTAATTGCCCTATTAACGCAGAAATTTATAAGGTGGCTGATGAAGCGTATGACTATGCCCTCGATATGACCACTAAAGAGTGTTATCAAGCCGTTGAAGGCATGTATCATAATCTGAACACACTACAATCTCGTTCCGGGAACCAACTTCCTTTCACTTCAATCAACTACGGTACTTGCACTCTGCCTGAAGGCCGTATGGTCACTAAGGCTCTACTCGACACCTCTATCAAGGGTATCGGTAAGCTGCACCGCACAAGCATCTTCCCTTGTGGTATTTTCCAATGTATGAAGGGTGTTAATCGTGCACCGGGAGACCCAAACTACGACCTGTTTAAGTTAGCCTTAAAGTCCACTGCACAACGCTTATACCCTAATTATGCTAACGTTGATTGGTCTGGTAACGCCGGATATGATGTTAATGACCCCAAAACATATTTTAGCACCATGGGCTGTCGCACAGCTAATGGTTGGGATATTAACGGTCTTGGTCAGCAGAAAGATGGTAGAGGCAATATCTGCCCTGTGACCATTATTATGCCTACTTTGGCTATGGAGGCTAAAAACAACATTATGGATAATAGTGGGTCGAAAGAAGATAATGTGGCTTGCTTTATGGCTTTGCTCAATAGAAAAATCTACCAAGCCAAGGATATGCTCATTGAGCGTTTTAATTGGATTTGTAGCCAATCGCCTGAAGCAGCCAAGTTCATGTATGAAAACAATGTAATGGCGGGGTATGTACCAGAGGAAGGTATCCGCTCTGCTCTAAAACATGGCACTCTTGCTATTGGCCAGATTGGTCTTGCTGAGACACTACAAATTTTGATTGGTCAAGACCATACCACCCCAGAAGGCATGGAAATCGCCAAGCAAATTGAGCAACTATTCAAGGACAGATGCGCCGAGTTTAAACAAAACTATCATCTAAACTTTGGTGTTTATTATACCCCAGCAGAAAACTTATGCTATACCTCAATGCAGAAGTTTAAGGCTAAGTATGGTGTTATTCCCAATGTCTCTGATAAAGACTTCTTTACAAACTCTATTCACGTCCCCGTTTGGAAACACATGACTCCATTTGAAAAGATTGATATTGAGTCTCAGCTAACAGGCTATTCCAGTGCTGGGTGCATCACTTATGTAGAGCTTGATAGTGGCGCTAAGAATAACCTTGAAGCCCTTGAAGCAATCGTTAATTATGCTATGGACAAGGATATTCCCTACTTTGCTATTAATGTCCCCAATGACCAGTGCATGAATTGTGGGTATTGCGATGAAATGGATGATGATTGCCCTGAGTGCGGAAGTGAGGATATTAAGCGTTTACGTAGAGTAACGGGCTACTTAACAAACGATTATAAGACAGCCTTTAACGCTGGTAAACAGCAAGAGGTTGAAATGAGAATCAAGCATAAGGAGTTCAATCAATGAATTATAGTAATATAATTCTTTGTGACACCGCCAACGGAGAGGGAATCCGCACTTCCCTCTTCGTGTCTGGTTGCACCAACCACTGTCAAGGGTGTTTTAATGAAGAAGCCCAAGATTTCAATTATGGTCAATTTTATACCTCTGAAACAGAACAAACTATCCTTGAACAAATCTCTAAACCTTATATTGCTGGTCTAAGTATCCTTGGGGGTGACCCCCTGTGCCAAAACAATGCTGGTCTTACTTGTCTTATCGAGCTTACCAATGCTGTGCATGACTTGGGTAAGACAGTGTGGCTATGGACAGGGTTTGTGTGGGAAGATTTTGACCATATAAAAATGAGTCTTGATAAAGCCCTAATCAAAGCCCTACTATACAACTGTGATGTAGTGGTTGACGGCCCGTTTATTGAAACGCAAAAAGACCTAACTTTAGCCTTTAGAGGCTCATCTAATCAACGTATCATTGATGTGCCAAAAACCATACAAACAGGAAAGGTTGCGTTATATGACAAGTTTTACTAAAGAATACATCAAGGCCATTTTAGCTGGTGTAATGATTGGTCTGTCTGGCCTTGTTTATCTCAGCGTAGAGAACAAAATCGTTGGCTCGTTTTTATTCTCTTTTGGCCTGATTACCATTCTTTCTCAAGGTTGGAGCCTATATACTGGTAAGATTGGATATATTACTAAAAGCACAGTCAAATACATCCCTGTTTGGCTGTTTGGTAACTATCTTGGTACTTATTTTGTAGCAGTAGGCGTTCTGCTCACCAACCCAGTAGACATCTATCAACGAGCCGCAATCCTATGTCAAGCCAAACTCTTGCAACCTTGGCCAGCAGTCTTGACATTATCCATTCTATGTGGTATTATGATGACGTTAGCAGTAGATGGATATAGACACACATTGGGTAGTCACCTTATCCTCATTATCATGCCTATCATGATTTTTATTCTGTCAGGCTTTGAACACTCTATTGCTAATATGTTTTACTACAATTTGACCTCTATTTGGTCTTGGAAGGCTATGGGGTATATCTTTATCAATATCGTAGGAAACGCCACTGGAGCGTTAATTATTCAATATTTTAATAAGGAGACAACATAATGATTAGTGAGATTACAAACATTGGCGTTTATCTTGGCCAATTTGGTAATGAACAGCGACTATGTGACTTATCCCCTGAGTCCGACATTATTCCCCAAAAAGGTGACTTTATCTTTTATGATAGTGAGCCTTACAAGGTAATGTATTGCATGGTTGATGTAGACAATGGTGAATACTCTATCTTTGTTCGCAGAGCGGTAGAGGAGGATTTTTGATGATTGAGCTTAAAAAGTGGCCAACAGACGCAGATTGGGCTTGGTGTAAGGAATGTTGTCTTAATACAGTAGGCAAGACCTCTACTACTCTACCCACAGAGGAATGGAAGTGTAAGCTAATTGCAGCCGAACATAGTCCCCTAAGAGAACTATGGTTTGGCATTAAGATGACTATTCCTTATTGGGTTTCAGTTCATTTTGTCCGTCATCACATTGGATGTAACCACTATGTTCAGTCCCAACGCAATGACCGACAAAACAAGTATGACCGTAATAAAGCACCACAAGATGAACTGGTAAGCCATATTATGTCTATCAACGCCCAAGAGCTTGTGTTTATGGCTCATAAACGTCTATGCAACCAAGCTTCTCCTGAGACCCGTGCTGTAATGCGTGAAATCGTAGATAAAGTTATTGAAAAATGCCCTGAATTTAAGGGTTTTCTTGTCCCGCTATGCGAGTATAGGGGCGGTGTCTGCACAGAGTTTTACCCATGTGGATACAATAAAACAATCAAGGAGAAAAATAATGCTTAACGTTAAAATCAAGCGGTTGTCTGTTGACGCTTATATTCCTACCTACGGCTCTAACAAGGCTGCTGGGCTTGACCTGTATGCTAATATTGGCATTGGCTGGGAATACGCCCGTACTACAACTGGTATGCACCATTTCCCAAAGACCATTGATATTGCCCCTCACACCGCAGTAAAGATTGGCACTGGTTGGGCAATTCAGCCCCCGGAAGGTTATTGTGGCCTTATCTTTGCTCGTTCCGGCCTCGCTACTAAACAAGGTCTAAGACCAGCTAACTGTGTTGGCCTTTGTGATGAGGATTATACGGGTGAGTATATTGTTGCCCTATACAACGATACAGACGAAACCCAAATCATCCATCATGGAGACCGTATTGCACAGCTTGTGTTTATGCCCTATGAACAAGTGGCCTTTACCGAAGTAGACGAACTTGACTCTACCGAACGTGGCGATGGAGGTTTTGGCAGTTCAGGAAAGTAAATAAAAATCTCCTTGACTTTCTTATCTGTTCATGTTATAATCATCATAACAAATAAGCAAGGAGTGTTAATATGACAAAATTTACTGCTCTCTATGGTTACCCCGCTTCTGGTAAGACAACTTATGCTAACTCAACTTGTGGTGTTCGCATTGTCAGTGCTGACGCTGTGCGATTCGACCTTTATGGTTCACAGGATAAGTACGGCAACGGCAACGAAGTATGGGCTGAAATTGTTAAGCGTATCAAATATCATCTGCTCAAGGGCGAGAATGTTATTTATGACGCTTGCAACCTAAAGAGGTCTTATCGCCTTGATATCCTCAAGGAACTAAGCGATATTGACTGTTGGAAAACTTTACTTCGTATTAACACTCCTTACAAAATTTGTAAAAAATGGCATAGCAACCGTGTGCGTGATATCTCTTGGAGTAAGCTCAAGCCGTACTTTGATATCAAAGAATACCCCGGCATGAGCGAGGGATGGGATGAAATCCATGATAAGAGCTTTATGCCATGGACCAAACGATTCTATCTGGCTTCGCCTTTCTTTGAAACAGACGCTAGAGCTAACGCCCTTGAGGTGAGCGAAATGCTTAGAAGTAAGGGTTTTGAAGTATTTGTCCCTATGGAAAAGAAAGTCCCTAATGCTTGGGGGCTGTCTAATCCTGATTGGGGCAAAGCCGTATTTGACAACGATATGGCAGAACTTCGTGCTTGCAACGCGGTAATTTGCCTTAGCTATGGCCGTATTAGCTCCGCTGGTACAAACTTTGAAGCTGGATATGCTTATGGCATTGGCAAACCTGTCATTGTTGTTGAAATGCCCGGAGTTAAACTAATGAGCCTTATGCTTTCTAATGGTTCTCATGCTGTACTCAATGACATTGAATCTCTGAAGCACTACAACTTTAATACCATGCCTAAAATCATGGATTGTTCTATGGAGCAAAAGTAAAGGAGGCTAGCATGATTATCGCAGTCGATTTTGACAAAACATTATCCCTTGATACACACTACCCTTACATTGGTGAACCCAACGCAGAGCTAATCTCAATCCTCAATCAACTGCAAGCCTTAAATCATACCATTATCCTATGGACTTGTAGAGAGGGCAAAGAGCTAAATGAAGCCGTAGAATGGCTAAAAGCCCAAGGTCTAACGCCTGATTATGTAAACTGCAATGTGCCTTGGTTGGGCTTTGACAGCCGTAAAATTGTGGCCGATTATTACATTGATGATTGTGCTGTTCATGTGCATGATATGACCAAAATTAAGTGTATTTTACATGATAGTAAATTTAAATGTAATGATTGCGGCTAACTAAAAATCGAAAAAAATAGGGAACTTAGACAGAGTAAAATCCATCTAAGTTCCCTATAATTATATGTTATCCTTGAGGGTTCTCCACAAGTTCAACAGTTAAAGTCTGGTCTTTATCATTGGTAATAGTCAAATACTTGCCAGTATAACCTTCTTTTTCAACATTAACACCATATTGGTCACCAATATCACTCAAAAGAAACACATTGGTCTTGCCAGCAACAGGAGCCACTTCAACAGAGTCAGCGTCTACAACCTTGATGCTTGCTGTATCAGGGGTTGTATTGACAGTCAGTAGAAATCCATCCTGTAGGCTCACAATGCCCTTATTCAGCTTAAAGAAACGGCCATCGAGACCAACGCCACAATTACCCTTTGCAATAACAGCCTCGCCAACACCATTGCCTTCACTATTATGTAGAGTGACTACCTTGCTATCGCCAACCTTAGCAATAGTAAACAAGTCGCCATCCCAAAGCTGGCCACAAGTAGAAACGGCCTTATCTGCCTTAACAGTAGTAGCGTCAATGTCACAGATAACACCGTTAATAGTCTTTAGAGTATTTTTATCTAAATGGATTCCTCCACAAAATTTAGCCATATATATTACCTCCTATTATTTAGTAACCCAAGCTAAAGCGCCATTAACAACGCCCAACACCTTGCCATCATCAGCAGTTGTGTAGGCGGGGATAATAGCGTCTACATATTCCTTATCTACCACATCATCGGCCTCAGTGGGGGCGGCAGTAATCTTAAGCTTGCCAGTCATTTTGCCGCCAGATTTAAGAATAACAGACGCTTGTAGAGCGTTAGTCTTACCATCGCTGTATTCCTTAGTGACAGCATGGTTATTTGCCGTTGGTGTACCAACAGACAAAGGTACATACTCAACTTGAGTATCGGCTTTAACAAAAGCCGCAGAACCATCAGTAACGCCTGTGAGCCTTGGGGCGTTCGTGCCGGTCGGCTCAATAGTAGCACCAAGATACAATGGCGCTGGTCCGTCTGTGCTAATACGGTGAGCATTGATAATACCATGCTCGTTCATATTAAGGTCAGAATCAACTAACCCATCATCACCAAGCAAGCTATGATTATCCACATAACTCTTGGTAGTAGCATCTTGTGGCTCAACAGGGTCAAGCAAACTAGTGATACGATGGTTATTCAAATCGACCTCAGACTCGATTGCCAAACCGCTATCAGTGTTACTGATAGACTTAACGCCCAAAATAGCCTGTCCGCCCATTTGTAGGTTGCCTGTCATCTCAACACTACCATCGGCCATAAAGTCTCCATTACCTGCTCCATTTGCAGTCACGTTAAGCACAGGACGACCAAGAGCGTCTTTAGTATAATGAAATTGATTGCTGTTTAGCAATTCGCCGCCATCAGCGGCTCTAATTATATGAGACATTCAATCACCTCTTAATCAATGATTACAACTTAAATAATTAAGTATCAGATTTCACTCCAAATACTATATATGTAAATGTACCTGTAGAAGCAACGGTTCCAAAACTTACTTTTAAACCATCTATCCTCGCCCAGCTATATGTTTGTATATCTATTGGGCAAACCACAGCAGATAGTATAGAAGTTAATTTACCAGTAAAGTCAACGGTTTCCCTGTATTGCAATAGACCAGCAAAACAGACTACATTATCTAATGAAAAACTATAGTTTGTTCCTTTATCTACATACCCTTTGGTAGCTGCATCGCTACTGAGAGTAGGGGTGGCGAGGTTGGTAATCTTATTCCCATTCATATCCAAAATACCACCCACAGACCCGCCAGCCTTGGGCAAGAACAAATTACTCGTTTCGCTCTTACTATACACATCATCAATCTGACTTGCAATCGTCTTAGGATACAGGGTATCATAATCAACCCCGTTAAATTGTCTCATCGTAATATTTTTATTAGTTGCCATTTTATCACTCCTTCTTGGTATCTAAATTAAGAATGGCCGTAAACTTGCTAATGGCCTCAGCAAAATACTTACAACTCACTACTAAACAAACACTAATCACGGCCAAATCACTAAAAACCTTGCTATATTCTTCAGGGATTTTCCAGCCTACATAATCAGCAAATGCGGGTAGAGCTGTAATGCCTACTACAAGTAGAACCAAACCCACAACAATGCTGGCCACCTTGAAGCCAGAGTTAATCAATCTTTCTTTATCAAAAGGCTGTTGTAGTTGCTTAATATTATGATATAACCCAAAAGCCATATTGCTTAGATAGGCACATAAAAAAATAAGCATAGCCCAGCCAGCGTTTTCAAGGTTATGAAGAATGGTGTTTAACATTAACATATATCCTCCTTTATCCGTTCCAACGAGATTTTACTCGCCTAACGTCAACATGAGTAAAGCTCTTATAAATACCAATACCACCACTTGAGGGCAGTAGTGTCTCAACATAAGCCGCAATCTCTTTGGGCGTTACGCCATTGATATAAATATCAGCCGCAAGGCCATATTTGTGTTGACTATATGTTGCACCGCCAATGCTCTTATTATGGGCTTCAGTGCGGTATGCACTATTGATAATCACGGCCTTACCAAAGTGGTCTCTAATCTTTTGTAGTAGATTGACCAACGCCAGAGAGATGAACACTGTATCAGTTCCATCAGAACAAGCAAATTCCTTGACAGTGAAATTCTTACTTAATTTAACATTACCCTCTTTGGCCTTACTATATACTTTAACGACTTGTCCTGCCATGTTAATCACCCAAAATTCTATCTAATACGGATGTGATATTTTCCACACCATACTTTTCTGCCATTTGGTCATACCATATCTGCCCATACTTTAGCTTGTTCTCGGTCTTGGTTTTCCACAAATAAAATGCACCGTAAGCACTGGTCTCAGCCCAAGCAGCAGACGCTACCACACTTACAGCAGTCAGGTCTTTGTCAGTAAACAGCGTCATTAAAATAACGCAAATAGAGAACACAATAGCCACTGCAAGAGACCAACCCAAGCCCTTTTTACTGGTTGATGCTTTCATCTCAAGACCTCCTTAGTTTTATCTCCAACAATTCCATCTGCTACTAATCCATTGGCCTTCTGAGCCAACATAACGGCCAACTTCGTCCCCTTGCCAAAAATACCATCCACCTTGCCACAATTATAGCCTTTGTTGTTCAAGGCCCACTGTACCCATCTCACCGCATTGCCTCTATTGCCATATCGAACAAGGCCAATCGGCTCAGTATAGGGGTTTTTAGTAGGTTGCTCAACCCACACACAAATCCAATTAGCCACCTTACGGGATGAGGTTAATCTATTACTGTTTAAATCACACTGAGATGAGCCACCCCCATCAAGGTTCAGTGCGTCCTTGCACCCATAACCCCTCATAATCTCACGGGTTTGCTCAATCGTCTTTTTAGTCTTATTACAATACATAACAAGATTACCACTGTTATCAAGGCCGATTGCTGTGCGATATGCGGCCCCACCCATATCTGCATTATATTTCAATGTAGTGTTCTTTCCATCCTTTAACACAGCTACACAAGCAATGCCGTTTAGATAGTCCCCCATATCATTGCTATGAATCATCTTAATATCTTGGCCTTTGTTCCAAGCAAACATCCAGTACCCATACTCATCATCTGCATAAGTAACGCCATTAGCTCTGAGTTTACAACATGGTTTGTGGGTGCTAAAATTATACACCCCGCCATTAACGATGTACTGGCAACCATATTCTTTCTTGACTTGGGCCATGGTCTTTTTGCAGTTGGTTTGGATTATGGCGATTTTCTTAATTTTATTCAGTGGAATTTTTGCGTACATCCAATCACTTCCTTTTATTCATTAAAAAGAGGGGCCTTTCGACCCCTCGTTCTATTTACCGCCTATTCTTACTTCTACGCCAGCAATAACCAAGACTATCATAGCTTAGTTCCCACTGGCCAACAGTAATAGTGGTATTAGCACGGCTTTCGTCACGAGCCATTACTGGAATGGGATAACCATATTCACCACCGCCAACGGCTTTACGACTAAAATGAATGGGCTTGCCGTCAGAAGCAATAACATCCCCTTCGCCATCAACAAAACCATCATCTACACCGGGCTTAAAGCCTTCTTTCATTTCTTGTTCAGTCCAAACAGTCTTTTCTGCCATATTATTTTCTCCTTTCAATGTTTTTCACTAATTCAATTCAAAATAAACTTGTCCTTGTTCAAGCCCCGCTGGTGGTGTTGTAGACACCTGAATCAGATTTTTTAAAAAGTCGGGGTCGTTAAGATTCTCTACATCCACCAGTTTATTAGTTAAAGCATTTAATACAGCCGCCAATATAGCCTTATCAATTAACCGACTATTTTGTACTAAAACAACTACATTATTATAATTGCCTTGCCCCCAGGCGGCTTGAATTTGTTTCCATAACGATACATCCACTAATTGAATATCTTGATATTTCATTCAATCACGCCTCCACTTGGAACCAAAAATCGTTCTTATTTTGCGTGGTCGGTTGGTTTTCATCTACAATATATCCAGGACTGTATCTCTGTTGAAAATACTGTTGTACCGCAACCACCGTATCGTTGATTGTATTGAGATAATCGGCGGTGATTATTTTGCTTTGGTTATTGGGGACTTGAGCCAATATTTGTTTTGCCAATGTTAAATTACCAGCTTGCATAGCATCTTGATATTGCTGAATGAGCGCCCCATCATTGGCAGTCACATCCATCATTTGAGGAAAGAATTGAATTTCTTGAGGAAATTTTGTTGCCACCGCTAATCCCTCCTTTCATTAAATGGGATAATACGGATAATACGTTATCATAGACACCGACATAGTAGCCGTTACCGAACCGTAGTCAACAGTATATGATTTAATCATATATTTCTTTTCTTCGGTGGTATCTTTAGGGGCGTGACTCACAAGGATGTTTACATCAACCCACGGAATAGGTATGATTTCCAAAGTAATGCTATCATTCAGCCTACATTTCCAATATATCTCTATTTTGGCTCTCTCTAACGCCAATTCGTCAGACATAATATTGTCATACTCTCCCCCACATAGTACCTGTCTAATCACCCCAACCGTCCCATTCACATAAAACGGGCTATCAGGGTTTTCATCCTTCCATGTGGCCTTGGCCTGTTGATGACCTAAGAATAGCCACTTGCCATCTTTGGTATACTGCGCAACATAGTACACATTATTTTGCAGTGAAGTAATGTGCTTACCGTTAGAGTCAACCAAGTCCTTCGCCCCAAACGAATTAACAGCCAACTGCACATTACCAGATACAGCACTGTTGGGGGTAAAGCCTATTATATCATATTCGTTGAGTTTTGTCAACTTAGTGATAGTCATAGTAACCACAGCCCCAGCCACACTAATAGCCGATGGGTAATACTCAGGATTATGGGTTCGGCCATATACCTCAATGTAATTCTTTACATTAGCAAAGTCTGTATTAACGTTCTCGCCAACCAATACGCTCTCCCAAATATCATCATCAATCAAAACAGGTTCATCTTCGCCAGAGGGGATAAGCTCATAATGGAACACACCATCTGCGTCAAAGTAAATCTGATACTGGGGTAAAATGTCCCTCAAAGCCGACAGTATATCAAACACATAGCCGCCTTGGTCAATCTCAATGTCATAGGGCACGGCCTGTACTGTACCATCTCTGTTTTTACACTCACTAACGATGTACTTACTAAACCCACCCAACTTGAGCGTTGCAATCATGGCTTCACGCACAGACTCACCCTTCTTAATAACAGTAGGGATACCCTCAAGTTGGCCATTTCTAGCACCAGTCAGCTTAGACATCAAATCAAGGCCAGAGAAGGACAAGGTATTATTAGTTGCATCATACTCCCAAGTAGGAGCATCAATCAAATAAATCCCTTGATTATACCATTGAATTTCATCCGTATAAATGTTCTTGAGGCCAATATATACTTGGATATACCTGTCTAAGAAAATACGTCCTCCGGGCTGAATATCAAATGTTTTATTAACCGCTACAAGGCTCACATTACAACTGCGCCTCAAATCACTTTCAGCATCACATTGAATAGAGCAAGACAGCATATTACCGCTAATCTCATCTACTGTCCTATATTGGAAGTCAAGCAGATTGAGCTTAATATACCGCTCTACATTGCGTTGCTTGATGATATTATAGTCATTCTGAGTGATGTTTAACATACCATCACCTCTTTGTAGGAATCAGGCCGTTTTCATATAGGTCAGTCTTATCGTTGGGGTCACCAACCTCTGTCCATTCGGCGTTTACCTTAACCATACCTTGGCCATAATTATTATCATAGCTCAGGGTAGGATTGCCGGTAAAGTAAACAAGCCAATTATTGCCATTCATGTCCTTGATGATTTTGGGCTTCTTATTAGTTAAGAATTTTAACAAGACCTCTTTTTCTTTGGTTATATCCGCTCTATTGAGTTGGCGATTATTGTCAAAATCGTCAGGTAACACCCAACCACCAATCGCACCCATCTGATAGTCCATGATACTATTGCTTACTACCACTGGATATTTGCGGTTATAGGGCTGGAACACACCTATCTGTTGATTAGAGGTATTGTCGTTGTACTCAACCCCAGCGTGGAACTTAAACACAGTGTCCACATCACACACAAACACGCCCTCGAACTTGCTCAAGATAGACTCAATGATATAACTACCCTCAACATCTTCCATAACAGGAACAAAAGCATACTCATACTCAGTATTATATGCGTTTAGGTTATCGGTTACAATAAAGCTCAAATCCTCTGGTTTTGAAACCGGGATTTGTTTAATAGTAATCCAATCAAACGTGCCCTTAACACGACGCTTGACACGAACAGATGTAATGCCAACGGCCACTTGGCTAACGTTACCAGCGGATGCATTGCCTTTGAAATCGGCGTTCATAATAGTGTCCAAATCCCAATTGGTAGGGACGATGCTGCTGTAGTCGAAGGCCACATTTCTTGTTACATTAAAATGGTCAAAAATGCCGTTTTGCAGTCTTGTATTGGTAATATTGTTGATATTGGTAGGCGTTGGGTCTGCTGAGTTGCCATCGCTACAAAAATTATATCCAATAAACCCAATCAAACCTCAACACCTCGATTCTCAATTTTTAGTTCATATAGGTTGTCTACTCGTCTCAACCAAGTAAACAGTTGTTCAGTATCTTTGGGTAAGGCGATATGCTGAGACTCGATTGTATAAGCCCAAGTGTCACCACTATGGCAAGCCCTCATCTCAAACCAGCACTGCGTATCGTCAACACAATAAACAACAGTGATAATATCGCCATTGGTATTACTAAACCTAAAAATTTCCTTATTGGGCCGATAGTGCCGCCCCCACAGCCGCATAGTCCAGTTGTCATTTATTTTGTAGCCTTTAACCCACTGCACATAATTGCCATCAGCCCTTACATCAATTTCCTTGTTATCAATGTAAATGGCTGGGTCAGGGTTGGTCTCGCCATCAATACCAATGATATTAGATTCAATGGTGATATAGCCGCCCTTACAGTTATTTGTCAAGAACAAGAAACTAAAAGTATCAGGGGTAGTGTAACTGGTTGTAAATCCTACTCGGCCAGTAGTAATTTGTGTGCCATTAGTAGTAACACCAGTCACCTCAACGCTATAACTGGCTTTGTCCTCAAAACCACTAAATAGATAGGAAAGAGTCAAAGGTAGGGTAGGGTCAGTATTATACATCGTGCCTGACGTACTAATCAAAACGCCAGACGCACTATATAGATTAAATACATAGGCGTTTAGAATCTCGCCTTGTTCTTGATTATAAGTCACATTAAAGGCAAAACTGCTATTAGTCACCACATTACCGGCTGGCATATTACTGATAACAAACGTGGGTTGGCTATAACAATAGAATTGAATGGGGTTGGATGGGCTGGATTCATTGCCCTGTGCATCCTTAGTGGTCAAAGTGGCCTGATAATATGTGCCATTAGTAAGTGTGTTGGCGGGTAAGATATGCTCAAACCGATAGGTCGTCTGGGTCTGAGAATAAACAGTTGCCAAAGTTGCATTATCTTTAATGGTCAGGGTGTTCGCTACAACCTGCGAGCCTCCAACAACCGCAAATGTGAATACCTGTTCCTTAGTTGCGTCAAACGCTGGAACACTATATAAAATAGGTGTAGTTAAAGCCATTTAATCACCCCCTATATTTCTTGATACCAAAAGTCACCCGTATTTATATCAGCAGGCTGACTTGTCGATGTTACTATTTTTACACCAACAGTTATCGTTATATCGCCAGTTTGCCCATTTACACTTGTTACAGGTGCCTCAGATGCGGTAATATACCCAGCCCCATTAGCAAGCTGTTTATTATTAGTGGGAACCGCAATATCTACTTCCTTGTTGACTATTGGTTGAGCCGTCCCATTGACCTTAATGGTATCAATTTTGCCATCATTAGCACTAACATAATTTGGAATACCCCCTGCTGTGGCCACACTTCCATCAGGGTCATATACAGTTTTAAGCATATCACCAGAACCAGCCGCACTCAACGCATCACTAACAGCCTTCTCACTCGGCACTTTAGTTGTACTTGTCCCCAGAGTTGTAGTGATATCGGATGTGGATACAGCACCTACATCAGTCGCAGTAAGCACCACTACCCCCGTCTTTGTATTCACGCTGGTGACAGGTGCACTCTCCAACTTCTTGTTGAGCTGTGTCTGCACATTGCTTGTTACACCATCAAGATAACCAAGCTCTGTGTTAGTCACATTGCTCACAACCACCTTACCATTACCATCCGATACCAGCGCACGATTTGCTGTAAGGTTGTCATCTGTGATAGTGCTTGCGCCACCGACAATCTTGTCTTGCTTAGATTGCAACGCTGTGGTTAATGTGGTCACATTGCCCTTAAGTGTCGTAATATCGCCTTGAGCCGCCTCCATATCGGAATCAAGCATGGCGATGTTATCCTCATTGGTGTTGATTTGTTGTTTAGCCGCATCTGTAAAATCGTTATGAGTACGCACATAAGTTTGCCCATCACCAACATCATCTTGTGTCAACACAACTGCGCCAGTTTTAGTATTAACTGATGTAACTGGTGCTGATTGTAATGCCGTGTCGGCCTTATCTAAACTCCCCTGTACGTCAGAAGCGAGGTCAGTTTTAGGTATACCAGTAGTAGGCTTAGTATACTTGGCATTAACCTGAGATTCAGTAGCATAGTTACTATCATTCTCAAGTTGACTCACTTTGGTAGGTATAGTAGGTTTATTAGACAAGCTCTCATAGTCTCCGTCAAACGAACTTGTACCAGCACCAATATTTGTACGAGCCTGAGTTTTTTGCGTATCTGTTAAAGATTGAGAAGTGGTCTTGACTGCGTTTGTTACAACTGCGCCAGTCGAACCATCCACGCTCTTTACTGGCACGTCATTTGCTGTGATAAAACCACTATTATTGGTTAATTGACTGGTTTCAGTAGGAATGTCTGTGGTCTTAGCATACCCATCCAATACATTACTGTCAATAAAACCAGAGTCGTTGTCAAGTTCACTGGTTTTTGTTGGAATTACTGTCGTATTAGGCAATGCCCCAACATCATTAGCGTTTAATATTACATTACCAGTTTTACCATTAACACTTACAACCCCAGTTGGAACTTCACCACCACCGCCGCCCGGAACAATAATAAAAGCCGCAGACATATTACCAAATGGAATGAATACTTGATATACTGTACCTACCATTGGCGTTCTGCCATAATACTTTACTGTATTTTCTTTGCCGTTAATTAATAAGCTACAAGTAGAAGTTGAAACAGTCTTGCAAACACCAGTATATATTTTCGTAGTATTATCTTCGACAACCTGTTTTACCATAATTTCTATCGCATCAAGTATCTCATTAGCAAAGCCCAATTATCATCCCTCCTTTATATAAGATAGAGGGCGCTCATCACGCCCTCTTATATACACGCTGGTAAGCAAGGTTCTTCAGCCCTGTTACCAGAGATTTAGCATCATTCACATTTGGCAACGTCAGGTTGTCAATGTTAAAGATATGGGTGGTATTACCACTAATGTTGTTGGGGTTAATCCTGCCCCAGTCCCATAGATTTCTGGTTATGTCAGCGGGGAGAACACCGTCACCCTGACCAAGTACTCTTAATTCAGGGCCTTGTTCGCCAACTAAAGAAAGACCACCTACAGCACTTGTAGTGCCTAAAGCATAACCTTTAGACACTTGACTATAAGTCTTGTTAGAGCCAATCATGTTCGGCTCTTTTCCGCCGTATTTGCCCTTAATTTTATTCTCACGTTCTGCTTGCAAACGGTCAATAACATTTTTACTAGCTCCGCTTGCTTTAGCCGCTTCAATGGCCTTAGAGTAATCTTTATTAGTATCATAATAACCGCCAGTAGCAATCTCAGGATTACTCTCTCTTAATTCTGCTTCTGTCCAACCACTCCGACCAGTACCACTAAAGCTGTATCCACCGCCAGAGGTTGTAGAGGTAACCCCGCCACCATTCAATCCGGCCATAATAGAGTTATATTTACTGACAAAATCTTGAGCGTTAGCCAATCTGGTCTCCCAGTTTGCCTTTTCTGTATCAATGCCTAAGACTTGAGAAGCAAGTAGTCTATTCTGTTCCTCATCGTATTGATTAACAACATTAGACCACTCTTCCTTGTATTTCTCCCACTGTTTAATTTGCTCATCAATACTAGCTGTAGCTTGGTCTTTGAGCTTATTTAGATTCTCTACCTCTTTGCGTAGAGCCTCATCACGCTCATAAGCATCAAGTTCAGCTTGTGCCGCAGATATGGCCTCAACGTCTTGCATATACTGGAACTGGCCATTAGAGAATACATAAAGCCCTTTATCCTTGGCTTGAGCCAGATTATTGAGCAGTTGTTCGTATTGAATCTGACGCTCAAGCTCATCATTGGTATCTTGTAAGGCTTGAATCTGGTCATCATAGAATTTCTCTATGTCAGACTTCTGTTGCTCAAGTTTACTGATTTGCTCATCAATCTTGTTAACAATATAACTGACAGCCTTCTCATAATCAGAGCGTTGTTGCTCAAGAGCCTCTTTCTCAGCTTGTGCAGCCTTCTCAGCAGCTTGCTTTTGTTGGTCAGCTAAATTATCGGCCAACTTAGCACGGCCTTTGTAAATATCTTCCTCATATTGATACATATTCTGGTTGATTTGATTTACATTGAGGCCATACTCTTTCATATGAGCCGTGGCATTAGTTTTATATTGCTTTACAAGCTCCTCAAGTTTAGCATAATACTCTTCCTCGGTAATCTCGCCAAGATTAAGTTGATGCTCAATATCTTTTTGCAAAGATTTGAATTGCTCAAGGGCTTTGTCGGTATATGTTTTAGAAGCAGAAGATTTAGAACTTTTACTCTTGCTGCCACTACTACCACCGCCACCGCCTACAGAAGTCGGAACAGTAGGAGTAAAAGACATAAACTCCTTATAAATAGACTGCAAATAAGACTGAGTTGCCTGACTTTCACTCATGCCTTTCATGCGCTGAGTACGAATATACCCAGACATCTGGTCGTGAGTTGCAGTTGAAGAAGCAGTCAACAAAGTGGCCGTAATACCAGCTTGTGCTGCAAGTTGTTGTAGAGCAGCAATTTTCTCAGAAACATTAAGACTAGTATTGTTAAATACCTTCTCAGATGCCACAAGCTGATAGAAAGCCACCTTTGTTTTGCCAGATTGACTTGCCGCTGTCGCAAGACTATTTACAAGGTCTGTGACTTTTCGAGAACTTTCAGTAGAGGCTTCGCCATACTTTTGTGTATACTCAACTGCATTTTTATAAGAAGAATTAAGTCCATTAAGAACGTCACGAGCAGCGGTAGACTCATCGCCTACGAGTTGGTGAGCTTGAGCCAACATATCAAGTTTGCTCGTAACTTCATTGTACTGTTCTAAATCTTCATCTGTTAATTGATGATTAGTCTTTAACTTATTAGATAGTTCATTGGCTTGCTGAATAAGGTCTTGCTCATAAGCCTCACCAGTCTTATAAACCTGACCTTGAACCGTCTCAAACGATACACCAAGTTCTTCTAATTCTTGTCTCGTTTTCTTAGAAGCGCCTGGAATATAATTATCAAGATACTCAACAAGCTCTTCATAAGTCTCAAAACTCTGCCCTTGTAGCCCAGCATCAAATCTACCAGCATATTGCCCTGTGATGCCAGAAACTTGAATTTTTTCGCCAGTAACATACCCACCACTCAAGGCTTGTTCGGCTTTCTTTTTAGATAATGTTTCAAGTTTGTCTATCTGAGTTTGTAACTCGCCATTCTCTTTCTCAAGAGCTTCTTTCTCATCCAAAATCTCTTGAGTGCGCTCGTTCCAAGGCAAGTTGTTGATTTCTTTAAGCCGCTCTTTATTGGTTTGAAGCTTATCATTTACGTTGCCAATTTCTGTTTTAAGCTCCTCAAAACTCTTGCGGCTATCCTCGGTGGCTTTCCACAAAGCTCCACCTACAGCCAATGCTGTAGCCACGCCAAGAATAATAGGCAGAGCCGCACCACCAGCAAGACTTAAAGCGGCAAAAGCGTCTGCCACCGATGTAATACCGCCAGCAGCACCCGCCGCACCCGCAACTTGGCCAAGAATTTTAAACTGTTCAATACCAACCTTGAAAATACCAAGTGCCTTAGTTAAAGACGTTGCACCCCAACCCAAGCCAGTAAGCAATACAATCTGTGCAACAATTTGTCCGAGGTCAGTGTTTGCTATCTGCAACAGAGCGCTAGCCAAATCAAGAACGGCCTTAGCCAAATCGCTACTGATAACGTTATTAGCAAAATCTTGGAATCTGGATTGAAGCCGAGACAACTTAGCTTGAATGGACTCCATGTACGCAGAGTTTTCACGCATTGCAGAGCCTTGAGAGTCAAGAGCTTTGTTAGTTGCGCCTACGGCGTGGTCGAAGTTGTTCATTAAGGCCAAGAAATTATTTAATTGTGTGGTCTATATGTTAAGACAGTTCGTCAGGCTGTCCAAAGAAAGTTGTATTTAATTTTTTCAAATAAGTATCTCTTGAAAAATCCCAATAAGGTATTCTCAATAAAGTATATCCTTTTTCTTTACAATAAGAAGTCTTAATCTCATCTTTTTTCTTACGTTCTTCTAATGTAAAAGTTGTAAACATTGGATTTTCGTAATAATGTTGACATCCATCAACTTCTATTAACACAAGCCCTTTATCCATCCATACTACAAAGTCAAAAGGCAATACACGCTTATCTCTGCAATCTTCGAACCAATATTCACGAGCGTAAGTTAAATTGTTTTCTTTAAGCCATTTGTCTACTAAGAACTCATAAGATGACTCTTTTCTGGAGCACATTGGACAAAAATGGCAATTATCTTTCTGAGCAATCCAATGACTCCAATTTTTAGAGTATTCTTCGCCACATTTTGGGCAAACAAAACGGACAAGTTGTTTTGAGGCGTTTCTTAATTCTTCGTCTGTAGACAAAATCTGTACGCCTTCTTGTACCATACTTGCATATAATCTCATGTTATATGGTTTGAAAGGGTTCTGTTTCTTGAACTTGTCCAAAGACTTTGTTCTTTTATCTCTTAGCATATCATAAGAGGCGAAATATAAAAACCCTTGTTTATCTCGGCATTTAATTTTCATCTTAGTATTTTTTATTAATTCTAAAGGTTCATATCCTTTTTGAATAAATAGCTTTTCATAATTTTCTAATTTTAGTATTAATATTACCTCCTTTCAATATTTTTACAACTTTCTTTCTCATGGATTTCCCGTGATGTACAGACTATATCTTCGTTGTTCTAAAACAACGTCAAGGCATTTCCATTTAAGGGATTCTCACCCACCCTTTGACTAATGGGCCGTACTCCTGTTGTCGGCTTGGATACCCGACCAATGGGATAGTCGTTGAGCCTTCATCCGTTCTGGATGCTTGGTTGCGGATTCCTCAATCTTCATATATTTTACCATACCATGATAATTAGTCATGCCATTAACACATTCCTGTATTAACTTGGTTTATGAAGCTCTAAGTAGATTCCCGTCATTTAACCTTGAAGGAGCGAAAGTTCACCCGCTATTGTAGTAGCAATATACTTTTGACTGTTATTGTCAAGAGTGTCCCACTTTTCAGCCAACCCGGCAAGCAAATCATAGCCACTTTTAAGCTGGCCGTTCTCATACATCTCAACGCCAAGCTGTTCAAAGATTTCTGTGATTTTCTTGCCGTTAGACGAAGCATCATCCAGAACTTGAGCAAGGTTAGCCATGATAGCGTTAAGGCCACGAGAAGCCTTGCTTGCGTTCTTTGTTTGTTCCGTGATTGCGGTCATGAGGCCGATGGTCTGCTCAAAACTATTATTCATACCAGCGGACGAAGAAGCGACCACTTTGAGGCCAGTTGCCAAATCGCCAGTGCCTACGGCAAAGTTGTTTGCTACCTCATTTAGTGCATCAGCAATGTGCATAGCATTGCCTTCTACATCGCCAGTTGTTTTATTAAACGCTATTAACTGAGAAATTAAAAACTGTGCAGCATCACCAGTAGAAATAGATTCATCTGCTACGTTTTGGAACATAGAGCTGACCTGTGCTAATTGAGCAGCATCTTTGTCATTAAATCCATTCTTACGGTATTCAGTCGCCGCACTAACCATCTCTGACGGCTAATTATTAACGCTTAATCTTTTCTTCAAATTCGATTGTACCTTTTTTAGATTCCTTGCGTTCTTTGACATAGTTGCGATAAGCATTGTCATATTCATTTTGCTGTCTGAATTGGTGTCTGGTGCTTTGACTGCTACCAGTAGATAGAGCAACAAACGCCATTGTAAACAGCCAAAATCCCAATGCCAAAACAACATTGTTAGCCTGAACGCCCATAATCAAACATAACACAAACCAAATAACAGTACCAATCATATTATATACTCCTTTCTAATGTGAATACATAATATCATATAAAAGATTAAATGTCAATAATTTTTCCAAAGTTTTTCAGGCTTTGCCTGAGTAATTCTTCACCCCTATAATTGGAGGGCCGCTCTGTATACTCGATTGACACATCCCTCATCAGGACTTCGTGCCCAATCTGCCCTTTTTAACAGTACTTAGGGCTTTCACCCATATACCATCCTTACAGTTGTAATAGTTTCCCACATTCATATAGACATATCTCATCCTATATTGTAGTTGTAAGGCTCTTGAGGCTTTCAAGGGTTTAGGAGCTGTTCTCGGTGCTGGTTTACCATCCCATCACCCCGGCTCAGACCGATTTGGTTTACCGGTTCGTCCTACTGCCAGCCCCATCTTTGACAACTTAGATACATAGTCATCAAGGGAACTGCCAGATAAATCAGATACTTTCTTAAATTCAGTTATGGAATTATCAAGCTCTAATACTTGACTTGCAAGCGAACTTATGATATCTATAGTTTTAGAGAATACCTCATTTGCTGAGTTAAAGTTAAGCTCTAAATCCTGAATATCTTTGCTTGCTTGCTTAACGCTACTTGTGTCAAGGTCAATCTTAGCGCCTTTTATTTTACTTAGTTGTTCTTTAATTTGTTGTGTTTGTAGATTAACGTCTACAAGTATACTATACTGAGCCATTATTTACTATTCCCTCCTTTTTTCTTTGAAACGAGGGCGTATTTTTTCATTTCTACTATCCTCTTGATTTCTTAATCCATTCTCCCACCAAGATAAAGGCATAGTATTATTCCCATTAAGCCAATTATTAACAGTATATCTGTTGAGATGGTAACATTCTGAAAAATCTTTTACATTGCGAAATATTTTCCCTTGGTAAATAACACCAACATTGCGTGTATCATGACGACAATTTTTTCGAGCTTCTTTCATATTCGCACGAAATTGTTCATCGGCCCAAAACTTTTTCATCGTTTCAGATTGACTTTCCTTAAAATCTTCTCGCTCCCACATCTCTTTAGATTTTTGCCCAATTTTTTCTTTCTGTTCAACAGGCATTTTTTTGCCTAAATGAGCAATTCTTTGTTTCTCACGAGTCTGTAAAGAGGCTCGTCCAGATGAAGTACCGCCCATATCTAAATTATACCCTTTGCTTGGTTGATATGTCCCGAAAGACAAAATCAATAAACGCTCAAAATTCTCCGCCTCTTGCTTTGTCAAGTTAGAAGCAATAATTTCGTGGTCAAAATTATCCCAACCATATTTTTGTATAGCCGAGTAAAAATATTGATTATCTTTATAACGGTTTCCTTGTTTTCCCCATCGCAACTCTGGTTTTCTACAAGTTATACCAATATAAATTTTACCATTTATTTTGTTAATATGCGCATAAACGGTATAGCAATCATTGTAAATTATCGCCATTCACTCACTCCTTTATAGTGAATTTGGCTTGCCAATATGCTTAACTTTAACTTGGCTGTAAGCAATCAATATGGCATCACTTTGGTCATCTTGATTAAACTTGCTACTATCAGACTTCCACACCAAATTAAGCCCAAACAAATCATTGGCTTTTTCTATTGACTTTCTTTTCATTTCAGCCCGTTTAGTACCATTTCTTGTCCCATCAAACAAGCCCATTGGACTACGCCATTGACTTGGAATCAAAAACTCAATAGGTATATTAAACGAGGCCGCAACACCATAAAAAAATCCTTGCACAGCGCCTAACTGCACAAGGACTTTAGGATTCTGCACCTTTAAGGGCACATCTTCCATATATATCTTATCAGGATGATATTTATTCAATATCTCTATTAGCTTAGGGGCTTGATTAATAGTGCGTTCACGCCAATCTTGGCCTTCGGGCTTAATCACGCCATAAGCTACCAGTTCTTTTCCGTCAAAGATACTCCAACCCGTACTCTTAGTGGACGCATCAATTCCGCAAACCACCATAAACTATCTCCTAATCTTTTACAAAGAAAATGGCAGATTTATGTCGGGTAAAGTTCAACCCTTGCTTCCTCATACCATCTTCAAATAGTTTTCTCATTTTATCTGGCCCAAGCCATTTAATAAGTGCGTTCCATACATTGCGCTTTTTAGTCCATGCTTGCCCCTTAAACCGTTTACTGTTTTTAGCATACCCCTCTTGATAGATAGCACCAGCCAACCCCTCATAGATAATATCGGCCAAATATTCTTGTATTGGTTGGCCATCTACAATAGACACATGGTGATTACCATAAGCCGTCATCTTATCAGGGTCATAAACCATCTCACCTGTCACCATATCACCTGTGATATGTGTATTAGTATCCCACGCTTTTTTGAATTGGTCAGTTCTCTCATATTCAACAGGGGTATATCCATCATAAACAATCTGCTGAATCAACTTTTCGTTTTCAGCCAAAATCTGCTTGACAACATAATCAACGGCCTTTTTTAATGCTGGCATGAGCATGGCTTTGACTTGAGCATCGTTTCTCGCATCACTTGCCATAATTTTTCATTGCGGCCTTAAAAGCATCAGTCTTGACAACTTTAGAGGCATCTTTCAGTAGCTTATAACCAGCACGAGTCAAAGATTCTGTATAGTCAAGCGCATTGTAAACTTCATCAATGTTGATAACATTATCTCTTACACAGTCCATAAGCCCGCTCATAACAAACATCTCATGGCCGACTTCCTCAAGTTTCTCTTTGCCAATATCAGTAGCGTGCATCAGTACAAGCATATCAATATTAGTCTGCCTTGCAGACCAACTATCGTCTTCTTTACTTGCCATCTCAACCGCATTAACAATCTGCTGAATCTGGGCATAAGTTAAATATTGCCGAATATCAATATCATAAGTATTGCTATGGATTACCTTTTCCTTTAACTCTACCATTCCATTCATTCCTTTCATTCAATCAAAATTTCACATATTGTGAAACATATAAAGCACCCATACCTAAAACAACCACAATCCAAGGAAAATTATGCTTTAAATAAGCCCGAATATCAAACTTACCAGCCTCTTCCAAAGTTGTTACCTTAGACTCAACAGTGGTCAACTTCTCAGCCGTAGTCTTATTAGCCCTTTCAAAGTCTGCTTTCATTTCTTTCATTTCTCTTGCTTGTTCGTCCATTTTATCATTTAGCTTAACCATAGACATCTGAACATCTTGCATAGTCTGAGTCAAAAGCTCATTGCTTTTGACACTACGCTGAATTAAATCTTGAAGAAATGGCCGTGTACTTTCAAGTTGGGTGATTCTGTGGTCATGGTCATCTAATTTTGCGTAAATTTTGCTGGTTTCGCCCTCTGCCATTATCGCTCCCTCACTCTCTTAATTTATATTCGCCGGACTTCATTTTCCTAACACGGACATAAAGAGGTGTGTGGTCAAATGGATTTTTTACCTTAATAGTTATGTCATTATAATCAATATATAACCAACCTTTACGCTCATCTCTCACTCTGCAATACCCTGTTGGGGTATTTGCTTGTTGCTTGACCTTGCAATCGTCAGGCATATTAGGTGAGGGCTTAAAGCCCTTAATCTTATCACAGTAATACATATAAGGGCATACAGATTGGGTCACTCTACATTGATTTCCACTTACATATTCACACATTTCTTACTCCTTAAAAAATAGGGAGGGAAGGTTATTCACCGACCCTCCCAAAAGAAAGATTAAATTAAGCAGTAACGGTTACGGTAGCAAAGGCGGGGGGTACGTTAGGAGCGTTCTTTAGAGTAACCTCAATAACAGCCGCACCGTTAACAGTACCAGCAGATACAACGCCTTCAGCGCCTACAGTAACGCCGGTGGCGGTAGCCGCAGGAGAGGTCTCGACAGTAAAATTAAAGTTGCTGCTATCCTTGCGCTGAGAAGCCATACCCTTACCGTAAACAGCACGAACAATTAGAGCTTCAGTGCCGCTCTTAGCAAGCTCAATATCAGCGTTCTCAATAGCCAGAGCGATAACGTCATCTTGCCACTTAGCACCATAAATTTCTTCAGTCATAGTGCCATAATAGGGGTCATCCTCACAAGTAGCGCCATCCAGTACAGCAAGAGCCTGACCAGACAGAGACACGGTTGCAGCGGAAGTGGCAGTCAGAGATAGGTCTTGAGAACCGTCAAGCTGGAACTGAGGAATATCAACAATCAGACGACCATAGCGAGTAGCATCAGACTGAGTACCAACCTTACCACTATACAGGTCAGTTAGAACAACAACGTGTAGAGTAGCGGGAACATACTGAGACTTGATGGTGATGCTCTTAGCATTGACATTCTGATAAAAATACTTGACGCAATAAACAGCATCCTGAGTGCCGCCAGTAATAGTCATCTTATTACCGGCAATAGTACCGATAGTCCAATCAGTGTCGGTGGGCTTCTTGTACCAACCAATCATAGTGCCGTCAAAAGCAACAGGGGTCTCGGTAGTGGTGACAGTGTTATTAGCGCCGACCTTTAGCTCCTCTTCCTTAACAGACAGGCCACCAGATTCAACATTAACACCAAGAGACAGAGCAATATAGTTCAGGTCGAACATTGCGTCAGTCAGAGTGGCAGTCAGAGTAGAATCGTGGAAATAGCGACCGAGTAGGCCGTTGCCCCTACCACCACGGATGTCCTCAGCGGTAATAGCAAAATTGAAGGTGGACTCAGTTAGAGTCTTAGCAACGCCAATGAGGTCATTGCCCTTAAACAACAGAGCAGTGCCAACACCAGCAAGATAATGATTCTGTACCATTATAACATCCTCCTTATTTATTTACAAAGTTATTATATTGCTGAGACAATTTGTCTCCTTGTTCTGTGCTTGAAGCCGTTTTTATAGCGTTTCTATCGCTACCCATAGATTGAGCGTAACTGTCGGCGTCCGTCATATAACCATCGTATTTATCCTTCTTTTTCTTGAAAATCCAATGGTCAATTTCGTTACCCTTACCCGCATATAGTAAAATAGGCCGAGTTGTCTCAAACTCAACCTCACCATAAACTTCCTCAAACAACAGACTGTGACTTCTATAAGTCATATTCATTTGTTCTTGTTTACTTATCCCACAATGCGCTGTAATAATCGCCATGCGCCGCTCAATAGTGGGCGATTCAACACCAGCGTTTTTTACAGCATCAACCTCAGCCATCATCTTCTTAATCTCAGGGTTGATATACTCATCATCATAATGTATCAAATTCTGATACATAATGATTCTACGAATATTGTCAAAATCTTTCGGCCCTATTGAAAAGTCATCATTTATCTTCAAATACGGCCTTGAATTGTCATCAAATCCCACATAAGGGTTTTCAACGTGTAAGCAATACTTGAGAATATTGACAAATTTACTTATGTTAATTTCGTCTTGAAATAAAATCTTATAAATAAAGGCCAAATAAGACATCTGAATAATCTCGACTGAATCTGAAGCGTTTTTATCAATATCTATTACAGACATACTTGATAAAAAAATTTCACTGTCTTTTACAGTGATGGGATAAATAAGTAATGTTTTATCTTTTATTTTATATTCAACAGGGAGGTCAAAGTAAAAATATGCTTTGCGATATAGGTCTAAATTAAGATTCGCACCCATACTCCTCACCTGTATCTCCAACATTAACAGCTAAGAAAAGCTGAACACCCGTGAATGTTTTGGAATTGCCAATGGTAGCACGGCCTAATGCATATCTTGACATATCATCAAGGAACGTTAATTTACCAACGCCGCCAACCTCAGCGCCATTCAACACAGTCATCACCCTGTTAATAAACAAATCACCCCTACTAACAGGGATTCCATTATATTCTACAAGGCTCATTTGGCCTCCATACAAAAAGTCAAACGCATATACTACTGTGCTGCTATATAGCTCTTTAGCATGAATATAATAGTCATAGATTTTAAGCACACACTTGCTTTTGCAAATAGCATCCTCTACAAGTGGCGTAAAGAACACACCAAATTTCTCTTGAGGCCCATTTCGCCAAATCAACTCTAACTTTTGGTCAAAAGTCAAATTGGGCTTGGATAGGGCATCATAACTATTATATTTCAGCAATTTCCACAAATCTTCAGCCGCATCTTGACGGGCAAGATAAACAAGTATATTATATGGAATATAAGGCAAAGCCGATAATGAATTATACATAACTTACCTCCTTATCCCATCATACTTACAGCTTGAATATCAAACTTGGCTGTCTTGCTGATATTGTACGACAGGCTTGTAACGTCAACCAATACTGATATTGGTGCAGAGCTTCTTTTATAGCAAGTCATTTCCCACCCAGACGTAGTTTGAGTAATGCCTAAGTATTCGTTGCCATTATTTTCTAAGCCCACTCCAATAGTATCAGGCTTAATCTCTTTGCCGCCTACCGATACCTTCACCTTAAACTCAATAGTTTGATATTCTCTAATCTTATTAAAAGCCGGGTCAAGATAAATCTCAGGCTCAACAACTTGTTCACCTACAGTAATCTTAATACTGTCTGTGACGGCCTCATTGCCACTCAATACAACGGCAATATCCGCACTCTGGCCAACTTCACCAACCACAGTATAATTGCCGTTCTGGTCAATCGTGACAACCTTGCAATCACTTGTTTCCCAAATAACCGGCCTATTAACCTCTTTACCATTTAACACAACATCAACAGTGAGAGCGCCAGTAGAACCAGCACTTAATGTCATGTCAGTGGAGTTAATTTTGACCTTATAGTTGTAGTCCCCATTATAAGCCACGCCATTAATCAAATCATCGCCATCGTGAATCTCGTCCAAATACAAATCAAGATACAGTAAAGTATCATAGTCTGTAGTTAAGTTAAGATTCAGGGCGTTTTGATAACCATATAGCTTAAAAGGCCGACCACCAAGAACATATCTTGTATTAGTCTTAAACAACCGTAATGTATTGACATTGCCTTGTACCATAACAGTAGCATGGTTGTTTGGTGTTAAGACATATCGGGACACCTGTACAGAAGGGCTTGACATATCATAATCAACCACACAAGGGACGCTAAACACTGAACCATTTTCAGGGTCAACGATTTTTAGAACGTTGTTGCATCTTCTTAACCCAGCATCTTGAGCAATACCGCTGAAATGGCCAAATTCATTGCAAATCCACCAAGAATTATAAAACTGATAATACAGCCCACGAGGAACCTCATGTTCAATATCACGGAAATAAATCTTGAGGAAATCGCCCGAATCTCTCATACCAGTGGTCACATCGCCAACAGTTGTCTTAACCCATGCGTCAATAATCTTATATTCATCAGACCCAATTCCGGCCTGTTCTTTGATTTCTCCACCATTCTCAGGCGTTTTAGCAGCAGTATTGTCCCAAGATTGATTAATAAAATTTTGAGCCAAATCCCGGTAATAATCGTTTGGAGTGGCCCCGCCAATAGTGCTATACTCGATAGGCATGACGATAGCCCTCCTTTTCTTTCTCAACGAGCTTAATCATGTGTAAGACAACACGCCGAACGTCCTCTTGTTTAGCTTCATCACCCAAATGAATAAGCCCTTTGATTAAATCACAGATTTCTTCATTGCCCCGCCCAACATACTGAATATATACTCGACTTAAATAAGACCGATAACACTGCAAAGCAAAATCATCTTTTTCACGAATAGTCGCTTCAAAAAGGGGCAAAATTTTATAAATTCCATCTACCCGTTTATTCTGACTCATGCCCTCACCGCCTTAAAAACCGTAAGAATCAAGGTCAAGTAGTAGATACTCTTGTGTTGCCCTATCGACTTCTTCTCTTAGCTTATCAATGACATTTTGCTTTTCCTTAAAATTCTGAGATTCGCTGTTATAAGAATACTGATTCTTAATACCCAGCTTTAACGCAATCTGCGCCGCATTGTTGTTTTCTCTCTCCCACCAAGCAACCACCCAATAACGAGAAAGAATATAAATCTCAAGATTAGTTAAATCAACGCCAAACTCACGAGTTTCAACGTTATAAGTTAGGTCTTGCCGACATTCAGTAAATTGAGGAAGGGCGTTAAAAAGTAGGCCGTCACAGAATTTCTGAAAATTATCATAGCTATTCTCAAAAAGTTTATTCAGCTTATAATCTTCAACAATACTGAGGGCCAACGTTTCAATCTGGTCGAAACTTGTCAACTAACATCACCCCTTATTCCTCTTCTTCAGGTGTAATGCTCATTAAATCCTTTCCACAGAGCTTGCCAATCTCAACAACGATATTAGCATCAATAGGTAGGCCGTTTAGCTTACGATTAACAACCATATCCACAATAATTTCTCTCTGAGCCATAGACGCTTGCTTATAAATCTCACAAACATCGTTAGCGTTCTGCTGAAGCAGTTCCTTGAGTTGCTTATCACTTAAAATTTCCTCATAAACGCCACTCAGGTCATTCTTATTCACAAATTCCTTGTCTGCAATATACACCATACCACTTGCGATAGTGTTGGGCATATTAGACAGGATAGCTCTGGCCTCAGACTCAGGAATCATCTTATAGCCAAACTGCTTATCAATGTGATACATTCTGTTGCCCTTGAGGGTTAGGCCACCGGGTACAAGGCTAATAAACTTAATACCACGAGCCGCCTTTTCCTCAATATTTACAGGATTGGTAGCGGCCTGAGCTTGCATCATAACCTTGATTTGGGCCATCAAGTCGGCCATCTGCTTTTCCTGTTCAGCAATCTTTGCCTTTAGAGCCTCGTTCTCCTCAATAGCGGAATTAGTAACCTCAGCAGTTTCAACAACCTCTGCCTCTGCGGACTTAACTTTCTTAGTGTTAGCCATTTTATTTAATCTCCATTCTTTCCATTTAATTCAAAAAAGGGGCCATGTTTCAGGCCCCTTAATAAAAGTTAAAGATTACTCAGTAATCTTGTACTCGCCAACATAAGCAGCGCCAACGAACTCAGCGGCATAAGACTTACGAAGGGTGAAATTCTGAGAAATGTCAGCATTGTCATAGAACTGATTGCTATTGGTTAGAGTGGTGCTCATAGCCATAACAACAGGCTTAGCAACAGCGGCAGAAACAACATACAGGGTGTTATCATCCAGAGCCATACCGAAATCAGCAGAGCCGGTAGGAGCCTGAGGCAGCTCATAGATACCGAAACCATAGAAGTCCTTCACATAAGACACAACGGGGTCACGGCCATCAATAACCAGACGACCACCTAGAGTGCTATCGGGTAGAACGTTCATTAGAGCGGCGGCAGTGCCCATAATAACAGGCTTAGCCATCATGTTATAAGCCTGAACACGCTGAGCAAGCTGAACCAGCTTCTTGCCGTCAAATGCGCCAGTCTCCTTGAACTGAGTGGGATAAGTACCAGCAGCCAGACCAGCGTTCAGAGAAGCAATAATCTCAGCGTTCATATCAAGCTCGATAGAGATGATAATAGCACGAACGGCTTCGGCGAGGTCGTCCTTACCAGCCAGAACACGAGCCATATCAACATAAGTGGTGATGATATGCTCAACGGGGCTGATTTCAACGTTACCAGCGTACTTCTTCTGACGGAAGGAAGTACGCTCACCACGAGCACCACGAGACACAGTATACAGGGTCTTGGGAGGAATCTTCAGGTTTACAACATCAGCGTAGCCAACAGTGCGGAAATCCACGAAGGGAGCAAAGGTGGCCTGAACATAAGCGGGTAGAACCACGTTGATAGTGGCATTAATCAGAGCAAAGTTGGCATAGCGCAGCATGGGGTTGGCCAGAGCCACATCCATATTGTTCTTGTCAATCTTCTGGCCAGAGATACGCTCAAGCTCAGCAAAATAAGCCTCACGAATCAGAGGAGCCTTCTCAGCAATGGTACGAGACTTATCATAAGAACCCATGTTCTGGCCCCACTCTTCAGCGGCCTTGTGATTATGATAGTCAGCGAAAGCAGTATAGAAAGTGGTATCGCCCTTGGCAAAAGCCACAACTTCATTAGGCATAACAGACATATTTATAATCTCCTTTATTATTTATTAAATTTGGTTAAATGCTTAAATTAAGCGAGCTTCATCAGGACGTAAGTAGGAATAAATTCGCCGCCAATATCCATGGTACGAGTGCCAACAATCTGGAAATCAGCACCAGTATCGTTAGCCTGAGCAGTTAACTTACCGCCAACAACAACCTTAGCATACTTGTTAGTAGCAGGAGCGGTAGTGAAAGCACCTTCGCTCAGTTCAATGTAGTCACCCTTGATTAGACGCTTAACAGAGATGGGCTTGCCAGCCTCATTGGTGAAATAGCGGGGGTCGTCATAGACCTGAGCATCCACGTTGTAGCCCTGAGGAGGAGTGCCAGCAACGAGGTCAGGGTTAGCATCAGCAGTCACAGTAAACTCGTAAGCACCGTCACTAGCGGGAGACATAGCACCCAGAGTCAGGAAAGTGCCGTTATCAATTTCAGTAGCAGCGATGCCGACAAGGTTTAGAGAATCTACGTCCCAGAAAGCTGCATGAGTGCCGTTAAACACGGTATGATTCTTAGCCATAATTAAATTTCTCCTTTATAACAATAATTTTTTAGTTCGGTGGAGGATAATTATTCCTCAAACCAGAGTATTACTTGTTTTCAAGTTTTTCCCAAATACTGTTGGGGTCAGAATGTTTAATGACCTTGGGCATAGCAAAACTAAATACACCCTTATCATCTTTCTTAATGTTTTTCTTTACTTCACTAAAGCAAGTGGCCTTGACCTTGTTGCTCCAAGCATCAATATCATTTTCGCCACAAGACAGGCCTTCCGCCTTAAACTCTGCAAATTGCTCATCGTTGATATAAGTACGAACTTCCTCCATAACACTATCCACACGGCAAGCCATTTCCTTAGCAACAACAGCGGCCTTATAAGCCCGTAGTTCCTCAAGCTCAGTTTCCTTATCCATGATGATGTGGTCACGTTCCTCAATGCTCTTTTCAAGCTCGGCAATCTTGGCCATCATCTCATCCTCAGACATTTTAGTTTCGGGTTTTCCCTCCGGTTCTTTTTCAGGCTCTTGCTCAGGCTCGGCGAACTTGGTATACTGTTCAACATTTTCAGGCTCAGCAAACTTCTTAATGTTATCAGTATCAGTGAACTCTTGCTTAACTTCAGTTAGTTCATCAGAAATAGTCATACCCTCCTCAGTTAAACTAAAATCAAGACGATATAACTTCTGGTCACGGTCGGCAATAATAGCGAACTTCTGATTATCCTCTTCATAAATGCCCTGAATACAATAGTCCCAAGCATCATGCTCATGGATAGCAGCATAAACACGCCCCCACAGGTCGCCAATGTTTACAGCGCTAAATTCAATCTCAGCCATCTTTTCCTCCTTTCCACCTTCATTGTCATCCAAATCAAGTTTCTTATAAATCTTTTCAATTTTATTTACAACGGTAGTCTCATCCTCTTTCTTGGCATAACCAAGAGCAGAGGCAAGGCCGTCCCGGTTGTATACAAAAGTGTCCCCTTTAAGTTCCATAACTGGATACTTTAGATGTTCAGAGGGAGCTTCTTCCCAACCATCTTCGACAAGCATATAGACAGCCTTAACAAGAGTAGCCTTGTTGCTGGCCTCCATAATCTTATCTCTCATGGCCGTTTTATCCACTTCGCCCCATGCCTTTTCAGACATAGCCTCTTTGGATTTATCAATCTTATAAGTCTTAGCCATACTTTCAATACGCTCCTTGGCAAACTTTTTCAAGGGGGTGAGATTATGTTCATTCATTTTGTTAAAATAAGCATCTGCATCTTCTTGAGAGAAACGAATCATAGTTACATCGGATTCAGAACACGATGGAGCTACGTTCTTTCCGAGAGTGGTTACACCTACAATATTAAAAGATAAAACCTTGTCATTTATATCTTCGCCATTTTCAGTGATAACAGACATCTCAACGCTAACCGCTCGTTCATTATCGTCATCAAACATCTTGCAATAATCTTTTGCATAGCGCTTAGAAATAATAGCGGTTGCGTATGCTCTCAAATACCCATCATCGTCCTCTACAAATTCTACATCTTGGTCTTTGGGGAAAGACCCCATGATGTGTTCAGAGGGGACATGAGTAGTAGCATCAGTGCCAAGCCAATTCATCTTGGCCACCATCCACTTGCCTAAAACCGTGCTTGCACATTCTCTCAATACTTCTTCAGAAATCTCAAGCCCATGACTATTTGGCCGTGTGCTTAAAAAACCAACTTTGGCGATTGCGAACTCTTTTTCATCGTAATCGTCAAATTGAATCTGCTGAATAGTATCAACAGCAAAGTTAATAAGTTTTTCCAACATCTCACCTCACTTCTTTATTAAGATTATATCAAGACTCGACAACGCCAAGTCTTTTTAACACTTTGTCTAATTTATTAGACTTTTTAAAATAAACGGCCCCATTATCCATATAAGAAGGGGCGACACCGGCTTGATGAATAGCAAACGCTGAATCTTCGTCAGCCATAAAATATTTACTCAGGTCAGATGGTGTATCTCTAATAACCATTACTTATTCTCCCCAAGAATCCAGAAGTCAGGAATATCGTGGTCATAGGCAGGGCTATTGCCATAAATATCAATCTTATCACTGAGCAATATCACTTGCTCTACAATTTTATTCACATCTTCAAGCAAATCAAGCAAATCTGCGTAAACATGAATATCATTATTATCAAAGGCGATTTTAGCGCAACCCATCATCATTGCTTGGAAATCAATATTAACTTTTTCAAGGTCTTTAATAATCTCGATTACAGAGCTATAGTCTTGGCCACCTTCAGGTGTTGCCGCATAGTAGACGGGGATATTGTAACGCTCCAAACATTTCTCGCCAATCAAATCAGACAAAGCAGGGTAATAATGAGCAATACCATGGTGCACCAAATTAGCAGTCTGATTATATGCGAATTTAACACCAAGAACGCTAACCAATCTATCTAAATGACGATTCATCTTAAAGCACTCGCCAATAAGTTCTGTA